ACTGAAGCATTTTTTTCACCTTTAGCTGTATTTATTCAATATTCTTTAGGTAGAATAAATGGAATTGAAGCTATGTATTATTTAATAGCTCAGTATTCTGCTGCTATACTTATTATTTTAACTTTTATTCCAATAAAGACTTTCATGCAACGAATGGTATAATAACAAATGAGTATTTATATTTGGGTTCCTGATTCTAAACTACGTATGGATATGCAAAGTCATTTTTTTAATCGTAGATGGACTGATTCAGGATTAGATTTACTAAGTCCTTATTATAATCTTGATTTCACTACCAATAAAATTGGTGTAGAAATGAAGACTGGTATGCATTTTGCTGCTTTAGATTCTGAAGGAAATCCTGTTCCTTATCTTCTTATTGTTAGATCATCTACAAGTCTAACTCCTCTAAGACAATCAAATAATATTGGACTAGCAGATGCTGGCTATCGTGGTGAATTAATTGCTCGAGTAGATTGTATTAATCCTATGCTTGATTCATATGAAGTTCCTTATGGACGAAGACTCTTTCAAGTATGTCAACATAATTTCTTACCTTGGAAGAAAATTGTTTTTGTAAATTCTTTGGAGGAACTACCTGCTGCCCCTGATTCTAGAGCATTTGGTGGATTTGGTTCTACTGGACAATAAACATTATCTTATAAACTAAATAAATAACCTATTATATGAATAATAAACTCGTGAGTTCTACGATTAATATTAGTTAATAATAAATTTTATGCGTCAAGGTCAAATTTCTTCGAAAAATTTTTTCTTGCTTCAAGGTATAAACACAAAATGGGTGGTGGTTTAATGCAACTTGTATCTTATGGTGCGCAAGACATTTATATTTCTGGTAACCCTCAAATTACCTTCTGGAAAGTTCTATACAAACGTCACACGAACTTCGCAGTAGAATCCATTGAAGTAACTTTCAATGGCCAAGCTGATTTCAACAAACGTGTAACGGCTGTAATTAACCGTAATGCGGATCTAATGTACAAGACGTACCTACAAGTAACTCTACCTCAAGTAAGTCTAGAAGACTCAGAAGGTTTCCGCTGGCTCAACTACATTGGTCACCGTCTAATTAACCAGGTAGAGGTAGAAATTGGTGGCCAACGTATTGATCGTCAATATGGTGATTGGATGCAAATCTGGACGCAGCTATCCGTAGATCAAAGTATCATGCCTGCCTTCGAATCTCTCGTAGGCAACACCCACGATCTAGTACTAATGAAGCGTGGTACGGGTATTGCTCTAGACAGCACGTGCTCTGCAAATGAGACGACGATTTCTTGCGTACCTCGTGCTGGTACGCCGGCGAAGACGCTATACGTGCCTCTACAGTTCTGGTTCTGCCGCAACCCTGGTGTAGCGATTCCTCTAATCGCTCTACAATACCACGAAGTGCGCGTAAATGTAACGTTCGAAACGTGGCAAAACTGCCAGTATTCGGAATCCTCAGTAGGATCACCCACGAATGGAACGCAACAATCTCTTGCGGCTGCGTCTCTATACGTAGACTATGTATACCTAGACACGGAAGAGCGTCGTCGTTTTGCTCAACAATCCCACGAATACCTAATTGAACAACTACAATACACGGGTGCGGAGTCCATTACGTCTTCATCCAACAAAGTACAGCTCAACTTTAACCACCCTGTAAAAGAACTCATGTGGGTAGTACAACGTGATTCTTTCGTTGACTGCTCTGTAAATTCATGGGTGGCGTCTGTAGGTGGTCCTCAACCGTTCAACTATTCCGATGACTTCTCAACGGATGGTATTATTACGGCTCTACTATCCCAAGCTGGTGGTGCTGCCCCGTCCACGGCTCCTACGGTAGGAATGACGCAAGCTCTTGGCCAAGCCGGTACGCAAGGTACGGCGACGGGTGATGCGATGTATGGTGCGGATACGACTGATAATGCTGGTAAGTCTGAATTCGATGCGGGTGTGAATTACCTACTCGCCAAAGTAATTCTTGCGTCTGGTGTACGTTGCGAAGGCAAGAACCCTGTAGAAGTAGCCAAACTACAGCTCAACGGCCAAGATCGTTTTACGGAACGTGAAGGTGATTATTTCTCTAAAGTACAACCCTTCCAACACCACTCTCGTTGCCCGTCCGAAGGTATCAACGTATACTCCTTCGCTCTACGCCCGGAAGAACACCAACCTTCAGGCACGTGCAACTTCTCTCGTATTGATAAAGCCACTCTACAGCTAACGGTATCTGTAAACACGGTAGTAGGTGCTAACACTGCTCAAGTGCGTGTATATGCTCTAAACTACAACGTACTCCGTGTAATGTCTGGTATGGGCGGTCTAGCGTACTCCAACTAAAAACCTTATTATCTATATATTTTTTTAGTTAATTAATTAAGAAAAATTAAATTTAAAGGGTAAAAAACTTTACCTTTAAATTTAATAAAGAAATGCCGTCAAATAAAACTTTGAGAGTTCGTGGTTCAAGAGCACAAGTTATGCATGGAACAGCGGAGAAAACTAGTGGTGGGTTAACTAAAAGTGACCTAGAATATAATAAATATGGTCGCATAGTATCTAAAAAACGAGCACATACAATGAGACAGAATATGAAATAATTATGTTTTAAACGCAATGGAATTATAAAATAAAAATGCCGGATTATATAGTTGAAGCAAAAACAGTTCAAACTGCTGCAATTCGAACTTTAAAAGAAGCCCTAAAATGTATTTTGGTTGAAATGAGTTTGATCTTTGATAAAGATGGAATTCGTATGATTGCTATGGATAATACACGAACTGTATTAGTTCATTTGAAATTACATGCAGATAAATTTGAAAAATTTGCTTATAATCATCAAGCAAATAAATTTGTTATTGGTGTTAATACAGATCATTTGTATCGTATTGTTCGTACTGCTACAAATGATGATACAGTAACTTTTTATGTAGATTCTAATGATTCAAATTCTCTTGGAATTTTACTTGAAGATGGTGAGAAAAAACAGGTAACTCGTTATAAACTTAACCTTTTAGATAGAGATGAGCCTGATATTCAATTACCTGAAACTGAATTTTCTACACATTTTACTATGCCCTCAATGGATTTTCAAAAGATTTGTAGAGATATGACTTTACTTGGAGCAAAAACTGTAGAAATTAAAAATGTAGCTTCATCATTAACATTTGGATGTAAAGGGCATTTTGCTACCCGTACTACTATTATGGGAGATTCAGAGAATGAATTTAATATTAAGAAAAAAGCTAATGATGATATTGTTACAGGAAACTTTTCTTTGCCTCATCTAGTTTTATTTACAAAATGTACAAACTTATGTAATAATCTAGATATTCATATGAAAAATGATTGGTTTCTAATGATTAAATATGTAGTAGCTAATCTAGGTGAAATTAAACTATGTTTAATGCCTTGTTCAAATTAATCTTTCCATTTAAAAATTGTTTTTGAAATTAATACTATACAAGTTGCCATAATTATAGGCATAATATGCATATTTCCATCTTCATGATCATGTAATGCTGTTTCAAATAAATGATCCATAAAATCAGGTCCATAATGGAAATTTGTATTTCTATGATGCGTCTGATGAATTTCATTTGAACCAAATATTGAATAATTTATTATATGTCCAAAAGTCATAGTTAAAGTAATCATAAAAATTACACTTGGAGAACATATCCAATAATTAAATAAATATTGCAACAATAAAGGTATTCCACAAAAACAAAACATTTCAAATAAGAAATCAATTAATAATTCCCAAGATCTACTTATTTCATATAATTTAATATGATGAACTTGTGTATGTAAATTCAATGGAAAATCAGGAAATATATGTAATAATCTATGAAAGAAATAATAATGAATATACATTAAACTTAATTCAAATGGAATAGTAAGCATAGATAATTTTTCAGGATAAGTTAATAAACTTGTAAAATAAAAAGGCAATATCCCTATAGCAGAATACATTTTTACCCATTTAGGAAAATATGTATCCAGATATTGATTTAATGATTCTAACCAATGATTTTTTTTCATTGTTAAATATTTGTAAAATAAAATATCATAAACACCTTAATGATATTAGTTATTTGTATAGGAATATTATTATTTGCTATTTGTAGTCCATTTTTATATTCATGTATAACATGGAATTATTCTTTAGCTTTTTTAAGTTTATTATCATTATATACTAATTTAATAATATCAATTGTTCTACTAATAATTTATTTTATTTTACCTACAAGTGCAATAGATTATCTATTAGAATTATCAAATAAATTATTTAGAAATGCATTTTCATCATCAATTGAAAAAACTGAAGATAATATTAGAAAAACATTTTTAATTGATGTTTTATATCCTATACCTGAAAAATCAATAAATATATGGAATCCTCATGGAATGTCTGGTGTAACAGCAGTAATACATAATGGATATAAATTAACAGATCCATCATATAAACCTACTAAAGGTGTAGTTCATTCATTCTTTTTTTGTATTCCTGTTGTAAAAGATATTATTAGAAAATTGAATGCTATTCCATCAGATTATACAAGTATTAAGAGAACAATTGAAAAAGAATCTATTTCTATCACTTTAGGTGGAGCAAAAGAAATGGGTATTTTTAAACAAAAGAATTTGGATGTTGTAGTAAAAAATCGTAAAGGAATATTTAAAATCGCATTAGAAACTGGAACGCCTATTGTTCCAATAATTACTTATGGTGAAAATGAAATATTTCCTAGATCTAATATAGATTTTTTTGATTATATAAATGATATTTATTATTCTTTATTTAAGTTACGATTTCCATTTCCAAGTTTAACATCAATTCAAAATTGGAAAAATATTTCTAATCATCCTTTAGAACCTATTAATACATATACAGGAAAACCTATTTTTGTTAAGAAAATTAATAATCCATCATTAAAAGATATTGAAAAATTAAAAATTAAGTATATTGCAGGAGTTAAAGAATTGTTTTTGAAAACTAATACTAGAGGATACAACCTAAATATTATTTAGGGCGTGATTTATGTGCTGTATAAGTAACATCTGCTGCGATTTTAAGATGTAACATATCTGAATTTAGATTATCAATTGTAGATACAGTAGTAGTATTATTCCAAATTTTAATAATAGAGAAAGGACCTTTGGGAGAAATAGTTATACCAACCAAAGTTTCTTTGCGTGTATTAAGAAGTTCACCTGTAACACAATTTATCATAGCATCTATCCAAATATCATATGCTTTTGAAGCTTCAATTTTCTTTGACCATGCACCGCCTGATTCATTTTCAGGTGCATCCCAAAGAGGTTTGAAACCACGACGCATAAAGAAGAACATTCCAGATTCCCAAGCTTCACGAGAAATTGAATCAACAATACTCCAAAATTGTTGGACAGTTGAAACATCCCCAACTTTCAAATATGATTCAAGAGAATAATCCTTGGATTCGGGGTCATGATACCACAGAATCCAAGAATATTGGAGTTTTGTTATCTCCATTTTATTAATTGCCTTGTTAATACTATTTAAGTGTGAAACGGATTCGTTTTTCATTTAAATATTCTCTAATAGTGCTAAACAAATGGCGACATTAACATCCACAATAATGTATGAACTAAGGTCTTGCCCAAAATTGGCATTACCTCAATCAGTGCAGGATAATATTGCAAGATTGCGTATTACTCCCATGTCGTATAGACCTGCACGTCCTCCACCTAAATTTTATGGTGGACCTGTAAAATCATCTCCTGTAGATGATGAAAATTGGCGAAAGAATGTAATTAAGAATTCACTTCGTAAAGTTAAAGAACATGATGATCCTGAATATGCACAAGCATTTACAATTTTAAATAAACTTTCTCCAGTAAATTTTGAAAAACTATTTGAAGAATTACTTATTATTCTTAAAAAGCGAAACGAAGAATTTCGTATTAGATTTGTTACGTTAGTGTTCAACAAATCTATTAACGAAAAATTGTTTGCTACAATTATGGCTAGATGTATTTATCAACTTTCTAAACAAATTACTGAAATTAAAAAAGATATTTTAGATCAAATTGATTTATTTCCAAAATTGTATGATATGAATGAAACTATTACATTTCCTTCTCGTGAAGATTCAGATTTTGATAATAAACTTAAATTATGGGTAGAACAAAAAGAAAAAAGACGTGGTTATTCAAAATTTATGACTTGTTTATTTGCAGATGAAATTGTTTCTGAAGATCTAATGTTTGCTTCGCTAAAATCTATTATTGATGATTTAAATTTAATTGCTCGTCAACCTAAAAATTCACAGACTGAAGAAAATACTAATCAATGTGTAGATTTCCTATTTGAAAATGCAGAAATACTTAGATCATGTCGTTCCGATTCTATTTCTATAAAAAAATTTCTTAAAACTTCTTTAGAAGAATTTATGAAAATTCCTCGTCCTGAATTACCAAGTTTATCAATGAGATCAAGATTTAAAGTTGAGGATATTCTAAAGTGCGTTCAATAAATTAAAGTTCTTAACACGTGATAAAATAAATGGCATTACCTTCTGCTAGTGTTCTATTACGTGCCTCTCAGATTGCTCTTGATGATGATCGTCCTATTTATCTAGATTATTTCAGAGATTCTCTTGAAAAGAAATGTTGTATTGGTGTTAAAGAAGATACAAAATATCTTGTAAAATCTGATAGTGAATATACATCTAGCATTGAATCTGTTTTTAAATGTGAAGATTGCTATATTGTTATTACTGAAAATAGTATTTATGTAGTTTCTAAAGAAATTCCTATCAAAAAAATTCTACCACCTACACAAAGTGAATAAATATAATATAATGCAATACCCTCCTCCACATTATCTTTTATTTGAACCTTTGAATGATAAAAATACTTTAGATGAATGGAGAATTTATAAAACCATTAATCAGAAATCATGTGAGTTTATGGAAATTGATGCTGCAGAAATTAATTCTGTTGATACTTTTGCTCCATGGTTTGATAATTGGATAACACAACTATCTTCAACAAGATATCGTATTTTACTTATTTTACATTCAGACTTCTTAACTTTTTCATGTCAACAAATGCTTAGAAGATCTTTAGAAAATAGATCTTTTAAATGTAGAGTATGGTTTCATGTTGAAGATCCAACATTAATTCAAGGTGCAATTCAAAGTCGTTGTATTATAAAACGAATGAATACTCATATACATAAACCTATCATAAAAACAATATGAATATTCGTATTTTCACAGACGGCGGGTGTTCAAAAAATGGTAAGAAAGACTCTAAAGCTTCATGGGCATGTTGGTTCCCTGATCATAAAAATTTATCAGATTCAGGAAGAGTTCCCGATTCTGATATTCAAACTAATCAAAGAGCTGAATTAATGGCGATTTTCAAGGCAATTGAAATAGCATTAAAATCTTTTCCTGCAAATGAAACTTCTTTAACTATCTATACTGATTCTATGTATTCAAAAAATTGTTTAACTTCATGGTTACCTGGATGGGTAGCAAAGGACTGGAAAACTACACAAGGTAAAGATGTATGTCATCGCGATCTAATTGAACAATTATCCCTAAATTTATCTAAATTTAAATCTTATAATATAATTCATGTTTTAGCACATACGGGAAATGATGATGAAATTTCAAAGAATAATGATATTGTTGATAAAATGGCTACGAAAGTTTTGAATCCTAATGAAGATAAGGTTATTACAACAAATAAACAAGAATCGATTACTGGATTTCCTTTATCATTAATGGGTCCTCCAATTTCTGAATCTTCTGTTTTGGAATGGTGTTATAAAAATATGGATAAAATAGATAAGAAAGAATTAGATACAGCTATAATTTCAGCATTATCTAAAACTTTAAAAACTAAAGGATTTGAATTAACAAAACAAAGATTGCATAGATCAAATATGTTCAGATTAGTTTCTAAAAACCATTTAATAGTAGAAGGTCCAGTTATAATAAAAGAAGAATGAGTACTATAGCATATCACTTTTGGTCTCCTACTTGTCAACCTTGTAAAGTTCTAAAACCTTCAATAGACGATTTAAAAGAAGAATTTTCTGGAGTTCAATGGATTTCTGTAAATCTTCATGAAGACCCCGATGATTATGCATTGAAATATGGAGTTAGAGTTGTTCCTACAATTGTAGTTGAAACATTAAAAGATAACAAATCTATTCTAATTGAAAAACAGTCAGGAACAAATCTTATAAATTATTATCGTATTCTGAGAAATTCTATTCGACAATTGTCGTTGTAATTAATTCACCATTTTTATATGCTTCACATACAAATTGATCTTGGTCGTTGGGAGCTGAACATGTTCCAACGCCTGGGGGGCTTGTAGGTCCAGTACTACCTAAACCACCTCCTTTAGGAGCACCTAATAAACTACCAGCAGTTCCTGAACCTGGTGAACCACCTTTGTTTAATCCATATTTAGCGGTTGTCCATGAAAAAACTCCAAATAAAAGACCAATTAAAATACTAATTACAACATCTAGTAGAGAAAATCTAGCGCAGTTGTTAATTACAGTCCATGCGTGAACACTCCATAAAGTAAGAAGAGTTAATGATGGAGTTATTGATTGTGTGCCTCCACCATTTGACCATATAGTTACTAAATAATGAAACATAATAGTAGTTACAAGAACAATTGATCCAGGACCTTTACCACTATTTGCTAATCCACCTAATCCAGGAACACTACAAAATTCTTGACCCCATGCTCCACCAAGTGGAGGAGGTGGAGGTGCAGGACCCATAGGAAGTACATCAGGTAATCCAGCTGGAATATCATCTTTTGTTATTCCAAACATTCCAATTCCAAATCCTTGTTTCAAAAAATTATTAGTAACTAAAGCTAAAATAGCAAATAAATTAGGAATCAATCCATCCCATTTTTGTGAAATTAAAAATTCTACAAAACCAAATGAAAATAAACCTAATGATGAATATTCAAATAATTTAGAAAGAAAAGGTGATATAATTCTTTCAATAAATGATGGAATTGCTGGTGGTAAAATTCCTCCAGGCCCCCCAACTGCAGCAGTTGCAACAGGGGCAGGTTGTTGTTTAAGTAATCTATATACTGTAATACCTAATCCAGTAGTTATCATAAAAAGTACCACAACTGCAATTATAAGTGTTATTGTTGGTGTATCCATTGTTTATTCCCGAGATACAAAATAAAGTCAAATAATAAATGAGTATATACTCTTCATCAACTACATGGGGAGGACAATGTGCATCAACACAACAAAGTCCTATTAATGTATCACAATCTTCAGCTAAACCTTGTGATTTATTATGTGATCTTGTTTTTGATGATGCTTCAATTCCACAGGCAAATGTTATTGTTTCAGATGAAGGAGTAGTTCTTCAAAATACTCCTGGATTAGGATCGTGTAAATTTAACGGAGAAGGATACACATGTACAAATTTATTAGTTACACATCCTAGTCACCATACAATTGAAAACATTCAAGCGGATGGTGAAGTTGTAGCAATTTTTACAAATCCATCAGGAAAGATTTTATGTGTAAGTTCATTATTCAGAGTTAATCCTGCTGAAACTGATTCATCATCATTTTTTAATGCATTTATTCCTTATGCTAATCCTGGAGTAGATTATACTCCTGTAAATTTAGGTGATAATTGGGGACTATTTAAAATGGTTCCTCCAACAGGACAATATTTTGTTTATGAAGGTTCATTAATAATTCCTCCATGCTCACAATGTACGTGGGTAGTTTTTAAATCTATGATTAATATTGATTCTAATAATTTTGCTCTTTTAGTTAAAAATGTAGCTCCTGGTTCAAGACCTCTTCAATCTTTAGGTGATAGAGAAGTTTATTTCAATAATACTGAACAATTAGCCGGTGGTCCTATGCCTCATGATAATAAAGCGTATATGCGTTGTAAAAGAGTAGCAAAAAAAGGTGAAGATGTAAAACCTGTATCTAAAGCCCCATTAGCAGATGAAAATGATAAGAAGAAAAAGGGGAATTTACATAAAATATCAGATTGGGCGTCTGAACAAATAGCAGAGAATGGAATTATTGCATTATTAGATATAGCAATTTTATTAGGCTCTGCTTTTTATGGATGGAAATATGCAAAAGATTCATATATACAAGGTTCTACAATGAAATTTGTAATAAAATTTTCTGAATGGATTGCAGGATTAATAAGAACATTACTTGGATTAAGTTAACGTTTATCTTCCCAACATGTTTTATGAGATGGTTTTTCTTCTCCTCCCCATACAGTTTCTTCTTCTTCAGGAGAAGCATCGGGATCTCCATATTTTTCAATTAATGTAAGTTCTCTCTTTTGTCTTTTTATCTTTTCTACCTTAATCCATTCACCTTCTTCAGGTTTAGGTTTTACAACTGGTTGTTCTTCTTGTTCTTCAAATCTAGTACATTTTTCAAATTTAGGAACATTGATTGGACGAAATTTAGGTTGTGATTCTTCTTCACTATTCGCAAATTTCATATATTCATCGTGCGTTTTCCATTCATTAGCTAATTGTGCATATGTAGGTCCTTCTTGCTTTTTAGGCATTATTTTAATGTTAGGATTTAGTGGAGGGAAATCTTCCACCTTATTAGACATTGTTTTATTAGAAAAAATATAAAATTATTTTTCAATCCGTTTTGAACGAAAAACGAATTACTTAATACAAATTGTAAAATTATATAAATGGTGATTTGTATATCTATAAATTCATCTGGAGGAGTAAATGAATTTAATATTCCTCCAAAAGAAAAAGATATTCTTGAATTTATTCGTAAAAAGTTTAAAAATACATCTATACAATTTCAAGGAAAAATTCAAGATCCTTTAAAAGAAACTTCGTGGCTTTCTATCTTTGCTTCAGTAGAAGGTTTAGAAGAACATATTAATCAACACATTCTTCCATCTCCATTTAATGAAGAAAATTATTTTGGACAAATTATAATTCTTTCATCTGATTCAGAAGAACAGGATGAATATCAACGTCCTAGTAGTTCATATACTAATTTGAAATCCGAATATTATGAACTTTTATATCAAGAATGGACATTTGATTCTCAAAGTAATGAAGATGAAGAAGTTGGAGAAGAAGAAGAGGAAGAAGAAGAGGAAGAAGAAGAGGAAGAAGAAGTTAATGCTAAACCTGTATTTACATCAAAACCAATTCAAAGAAAATCTGAAAATGTATTTGTTGATTGTGCTATTCGTCAAAAAGTTATTGAGAATTTCAATGAACTTCTTGATAATGATAAACTTTCTAATCAACTAGAAGAATCTTTATTGCATGTAATTAGTGATCAAGCAATTAAAGAAAATATGGATATTGATTGGTCAAATCGTGTATTTTGGAATATGTATAGAAGCAAAGCAATTACTCTTTATGAAAATTTAAAAGGATTTAGTAGTTATGTTCAAAATAATGAAGATTGGATAACAAAAATTAAAAAAGGTGAAATTGGTATTCGTGAATTTGCTGAATTATCAGCAGTTGAATTATGTCCAAAAAGATGGAAAGATTCACTTGAAAAACAACTTGAAATTGAAAAGAAACTTCAATCTAAAAATAATACTGCTTCAATCTTTATGTGGTGTTCAGGATGTAAGAAGAAATCTAAATGTGATTATTATCAAATGCAAACTCGTTCTGCTGATGAACCTATGACTACATTTATGACTTGTTTGGAGTGTGATCGTCGTTGGAAGTTCTAGGAATTACTAATGATAATTGTTCAGGAACTCCCATAGGGGTCATTATATGATGATCTGCTCTATATACTGATATTTTATGAACACCATTTACTTCATTAGGCATAGCAACTCCATGATTATGTTTGAATTTTTTATTGAATTCATCAATAATTGATTGAGGACAATTAGGTGTTGTTTCAGCTAATCTTTCCATAGTTTCACGAACATGAATTAAAAGACTTTCAGCTGTTGTTCTTTCATCACGAGGTAAAGATAATTCAATAGTAATTTTTGATGATAATTTTCCATAAGATAATTGTGCTATTCTATGCGCCTCTGAACGTTTAGCAAATGCAAAGAAACCACCTAAAGTATTTAAAATACCTACACCAATAGAAACTAACCCAATAGCAATACTTGATGTTTTTGTATCTCCATCAAATAATGTTGATGAACCTACTGATGCAGTTCCTGCTAATGTTGAAAGAATTATAACAGGAACTTGAACGTAAGAATTATATTTACCAGTAAGAATTTCAGCACGAGTATGTAACCATGCTAGACCACGACATCTTTCACCTTCTGCTGCTAAAATATCTTCTAATTGAGATGACCATTCAACTTGCACTTCAGGATCTTCCATTTATAATAAAAGTATTAAAAATAAATTAACGTACCTAAAATAAGTTAGGGGAATGAAACATCTTTGGATCTATGAAGAATATAAAGATCCTAAACTTCAAAAAGAAATACTTAAATTTTTACCTGAAAAATTTCTAGCAGAACGCGTTGTAAAAATGATAGGATTATTTGATTTTATTAAAGAAAATAATATTAATTCAGTTAAAGAATTACAAGAAAAGGTACGAAAAGATGGAAATCCTTTATTTAATGATAAACAAGCGTCAAAAATAATTAAGAAAGTTGGTGGTGGAGATGCTTATAATGCATTAGTTCAAAGAGGTTTGGATTATGCTTATTTACTTACACCTGAAACTATTAGGGGAATTTTAGATATGGTTCGTAAATTTATTTTTCCATTAAGTGAAGTTCCTGTAATAGATCCAGAAACAGGAAGAAAACATCCTGAAGGTTGGATAGCAAGAATACCAATTACAGGTCAAGCAGTAAGTATGGTTCTAACTATGGTTACTGAATTTAATAAAACTGCAGCAAAAATGGCTCAACAATATACTCCTATGATAGTTGGTCTTGTTCCTATTCCATTTTCTTCTCCTATTGGAAGTGCTATTGGTTATATGATTTCTGCTTTATTCATATTTTTTAATTTAATTATTTTTACAGCACAACATAATTTTGGTGATGTATATATTCAAAGTTTAGCTTTAATACCTTTTGTTGGTTTAGCATTTCAAAATTATGCTGAATCTACTGATAGATTTGTAGAAAAATTTGCTGAAAAAAGACAAGAATTAATTGAACAATTAAGAGGTAAAGAAATTATTAATGAAAATGGAGAAAAATCTTATGATGGGAAACTTTCATTTGTAGGAAATTTAATTGATAAATTTACATTTGATCCTTTGAAATCAGTTAGTAATGAAGAAATGGAAGCTCATATTAAAGAATTAAAATCAAAAGTTAAATCTGCTACTGATAATGTTCAAAAAACTGCTTTAAAATTAAAAAATGATGCTATGGAATATGCTAATCCTGAAAATATAAGTAAACTTAGTGCAGAATATACTACTAAATTAGATAGTATAAAAAATATAGTTTATAAAAATTCAAAGGAAATTCGTGATAAAGCAAAAGAATATTATGATAAAACTCCTGAACAACTGCAAAAACTAAAATCAAAATTACAATCGAATATCGAAACCGCCAAAAAATTATATGAAGATTCTAAAAAATCAGATAATCTAGAACAACTAAAAGAAGCAGAACAAAAATTACAGAAAGCTGTAATAGAAGAAAAAGCAGTAGAAGAAGCACAAACTAAACCTTCTGGAGGTAAACGATTTTCATCTCGTAAACATAATAAAAGTAAATGGAAGACACAACGGAAAAAATTAAAGAGACGCTCAAAGAATGGATCTCATTAGATGATGAAGAGCGTAAACTTAAGCAACAAATTGCTTCATTAAAAGAAAGAAAAATCAAAAATTCCGAGAAAATTCTGGAATTTATGAGAAATAATAAAGTTGATAATTTTGTATTGGATGGTAATGGTCTAGGTAATATTTCAAGATCAGTAAGAACTTCTAAACCTCCTTTGCGTAGAAATGTAATTAAAACACAACTCTTACTTGAATTTGCTGATCAACCGCAAAAGATTGCGGCAGTTTTAAGAAATATTGAAGGTGTTGATGAAAATATGTCTTCAACTGGAACTATTAAAGAATCACTTATTAGAAGAATTCCTAAACTTAAATAAAGCATCTTGTGCAGCTAATTGTTCTGCTTGTTTTTTAGTTTGAGCAGTTCCTTGTCCAATTTCACTTAATGGACTCATAGCAGCCATAGTATAAGAATTTTGAGTAGAATTTATCATTTTATAAGTTGGAGTATAATGAAATGTTGCTTGACAATATTTTTGTAATTGTTCTTTGAAATTCCGATTATTCATAAGAATTTTTGGAATATCAATATATGTTTCAATTAAATTTATTATGAATGATGAAACAACTTTAAATTCATTTCCTGAATCAGTCCATAAAGCACCAATAAATGCTTCTAAAATATCACCTAGTTTTTTAATATTTGTTCTTCCATTACACGCATCTTCATTATGTTTTGAAATTATATAGAATTTATCAAGACCGATTTTTATACTTAATGAACCTAACATTTCATTACAAACAATTTCTTTTTTCAAATCTGTAAGGAATCCTTCTTGTTCTTTAGGAAATCTTTTTACAAGATAAGTTGATACAATAGCACCTAAAATTGAATCACCTAAATGTTCTAGACGTTCATACGATTCATCAAATAAATCAATACAATCATCGGGTTTATCAATTAATTTAATAGTTTCACCTGTTGGTGAAGTATATTCTTCTCTTCGAACATAAGATGAATGAATCATAGCATTTTGAAATAATTTTAAATTTTTGATATTAAAACTACACTTATAAGTAATAAGTATAGTTTGAATATCTTTTATTGCTAGAAGTTTATTTCTTGAATTATAAGGATTATACATGTTTATTTATTAAACTTCTTATTACGTTTAGTCCGTTTTCGTTTTAATTTGTTTCTATGTGTTTTTTTGCGTTTACCACCAGCAACAAGTTTCATAGCATCTGCACCAAGTAAAAAAGTTTTTGTAGGATCTCCAATAAATGTTGAAAATACAACAATAAGTTGAGAATATATTGCAGAAATTTCTGCACTAACATGATCATCTCCAGGAATATTTTGTAGAGGTTTTATATTAGGATTTCTTGGAATTAAAATATCATGAAAGATTATTGTATGTATAGCAGATAGTTGAGGACTTAATGGATTTGTAACATATGCATCAACAAGTGCTAATGTAAGTAAAACTACATTTTTATTTGGATATTCATCGATGAATTTGTATGTAGTAGTTAATAATGAAGGTAATACACCAGCGGGTGGAGGATATATTCCTTTCATTCTTAATTCTTCAATAAATGATGCAAATTCAGTAGGTGGAAATTGTATTATAATATCATTCTTTGATAAAGGATTTTCACTTACCCAAGTTTTAACAATATCAATTGTTGTTCCTGCATGAACATTATAAGGTGGAGGATATATTGCATTATGTTGTAAAATATAAGATTGTTGTAATAATCCTGTTTTTTGTAATAAATTAAAAGCACTACATGCTGCAGCTAGAGGTTTAAATTTCGGACTTGAATTTAATCCATTTAGTAATGTTGATGATGCTAAACCACATATAGTAGAAAAGATTTCTGTTTCATCTAATGGAACTTCATAATCTTCATGTCCTCCTCCTTGTTGCATACTTGATGGTTTAATACCAAAAGATAAATCCGTTTTACTTCCACCTACCATATCGGCAAGACCTTGGTTGGGTTTAAATAACTTAAAATATTTTGCTCCTTTTTGTCCGTGTGTTTGTAATATTGTTGGTACTTCATAAAAATAAGCTGCAATATAAGCACAAATTTCATCAATTGTTGTGAATATATGTCCTAACTTTTTACAGTATCTTATTTGATCTGAATCAGCACATCTTTTTAAATCAAATTTTTGTGCTACAGTAAATCTATTTAATCCCCAAGGACCTTGATATGCAGGATGAAATATAGCATTACATAATTCAGGTACAGGAGGACCTCTTAATCCTGTTCTTAAATCTATATATGTATCATCAACAAATATCCTACACGTAGGTCTAATATTTGAATCATATACTGTTGATTGTGGCGCTATTTTTGAACCAGAAAAAAATGCAGCATCCGAAAATTCAGGAGGTTTATTATCTAATCCTGGTGCAAATGGTGACTCAAATAATATTGGATTTCCAAATAAATCTTTAATAGATAATCCAGCTGAATCACAAGCAGTAGCAGGAGTTACTACATTTACAATAGATACTTTTGTATTTAAAACTTTTCCTAGTGCCCCCAATCCACCTGAACCACCATCCATAACTATTTTTACTGGATTATTATCATCAGTTATAGAAGCATGACCAAAATAAGCAAATATTGATTGTAAAACTGATAATGCGTTATCATTATTTGTAACATAAACAGTTTGAGTTTCAATATCTGGTATTCCAACTATTTTTTTAGCAGCTATTTCAGGATGTGAAATAGTAGATTCATCTGTTAATGTATTATACATTGTTCCAACTTCTGCTGGATTAAAAATTCCAGCTGCAATAAATTCTGTAAGTTTCTTATTCAATTCTTCAATTAGTTTAGATCTTGGAGATGGATCACTACATCTAGGTCCTTTCAAAAAATCATGCATACTATCGCATGTATTAAATGCAATTGATCTTCTAAATCTAGTTGTAGTAAAATCAGCTACTGCCATGGTTACTTAAATACAACATTAAAATTATATTCTTGAGAAACAAGTTTTTTAGATTGTTCTTTAAGAATGTGATTATATAATTCAGGCTGTTCTTTTAAATATTCTTTAAGATCAGATTTTGAAATATTCCAAGGTTTTTGAGAACCAGGTTTAATAATTTGAATTTCAACATTTTCTTCTTCAACTTTCATTTTATCTAATTGTTCAAATTCAGGAAGTTTAATAACTTGTGCTAATTCATCTTTAATAATAGAACGTTTTTCACGTTTTTCATATACTAGTTTATTTAGTTCAGCAAGTTCTTTTTCAGTATTAACTAGTTTCTTAACACAAGTCTTAACTTCTTTTAGAGCGTTTTCTTTATATTGGCGCATCGTTTCTTCCATTCTTAATATTCTTAAAAGATGACAAAACATAATCCATTTTTAAGATAATGGATTCGGATGAAATAGAAAGACTAAGACAAGTTTTTAATAAAGAACATCCATCCAATCCAATACTTAAAGGTTCAGCGTCATATATATGGAAAGAGTTACAACAAAGATTTCATAAACATTGTGAACAAGGATTACAATGTATTATTACAGAATTTATGAAAAAACCTAAAGCTCCTGATTCATGGTCTACAAATCCTAAAGAATGGTTATCATCAGAAGATATAGATAAAGTTGAAAAACAGTTTCAAAAATTATATGTAGGTTATAAATACTTGGGAACTATTCCAATTGATTTTGATAAGAAATCAGAATTAGGAAAATGTATTGTTGATTCTTTATGTGCTATAAAATTAGATAATCTTTTAAAGAAAGGTTTTACAAGAATAGGAATTGTATTTAATACAGATGTAAGTACAGGACCAGGACAACATTGGATTGCAGTATATTGTGATTTAAGACCTGAATTAGAATATCCAAGATTTACATATTTTGATTCATACGCTGAACAACCTGAACCTGAAATTCAAAGATTAATGTTTAGATGGAAAGAAGAATGGGATTCAAATCACCAAGAGAAAATGCTTCTTTCTTATAATAAAACTCGTCATCAATATGAAGATTCTGAATGTGGAATGTATTGTTTAATATTTCATCATTATTGCTTAAATGAAATACCAATGGATAAAAGAATTCATGATAAAGTATGTAGAAGTTTTAGAGAATTATTTTTTAATATAGCGAAAGTGTAATGGATACTGTTCTTCCAGTAGCTACAGATAATACTATGTTTTATTTATATTTAGTTATTGGTATTATTGGAATAGCTTTAGTAGGATGGTTTGTTTATGAATCAATAGTTCCTAATGAAAATAAAGCTATTTTAGAGGCTACACCAATATTTAAAACTTATGAATCTGTTACTAAATTAGCTCCTATGGGATGTCCCCAAACACCTGCTTATCGTTTATGCGATTATTATATTGCAAGTTCATCATATTCTGTTTTTCCAGCGTCAGATGTATATGATTATATTTCTGATAAAATTCTTCCTATGGTAATTAAAGCAGGAGCAAGATTAATAGAATTAGATATTTATGCTGATAGTAATGATAAACCTGTTGTTGGGCTTAAAAATCAAAAATTAGGAACAGATTATGCTTATAATACTGTTCCTTTAAGTGAATGTCTAACTTCTATTGGAAATAATGCATTTAATTCTATAAGTTGTCCCGTATCTTCTGATCCATTTATATTAAGTTTAGTTTTCCATACAAATAAAAATACAGTAATTAATGCAGCAGCAGAATTAATTAAAGAATCAGCAATAAAGCCTAGATTATTAGATTATGAGTATGGTTATCAACGAAAAAATGTAGCAGTAGAACCTATATGTAATTTACAAAATAAAGTAATTATTGTTTCAGGTGGAAATGAAATTAAAGGAACATTGATGGAAGAATTAATTAATTTATCATGGTCAACTTCTCATTTACGTAGATATACATATTCACAAGCTTCACAGCCACATGATTATGAAGAATTAATTGATTATAATCGTAATAATATTACTATGGTTGTTCCTGATAATTTAGAAGATTTAAAGAATAATAATCCTCAAATTTTATTGACGTATGGATGTCAATGGTCATTAATGAATTATGGTTCAATTGATACAATGATGGAATTATATATTGGTGAATTTCAACAAAATAGTACAGTTTTGAAACCTGCAGGATTAAGAGCTTTAAAACCTAAAAAATATAAAACCCCTCAAATGCCTGATCCTTCAGTATCATTTCAACCTATGCAAAAAACTTCTCCTATCTATAATGTCGTAATTTAATTTCTATGCGTTAAAGTATAAAAATGTCTGCTCCTGCTCCTGATGCTGCTCCTCCTGCTTCTTCTGGTTCTGCGCCCGCCACTGGTGGTCGTAGAAAGAGTGCATGGATGAAACATGTAGCCGCTACAATGAAATCTGAAAAAAGCAAGAAAGGGTCAATGGGTAAAGGTTGGTTTAAACATGTTCTAAAAACAGCAAAGGCGAGCTACAAAAAGAAAGGTGGTTCTGCGTTATCACCTGCTCCTGTAGGTGGTCGTAAACACACTCGTCGTCGTCGTTGATAATTTAGGAAAAAAAGTAATGTAATATATAAATACAAACATGGGTGGTGGTTTATTACAACTTGTAGCATATGGTGCACAGGATGCGTATATTTCAGGTAATCCTCAAATTACATTCTTTAAAACTCTTTACAAGCGTCACACGAATTTTGCTATGGAAGCTTTTCGTGTGAATTTTAACGGGCAAGCTGCTTGGGGGACAAAACATTCAGCTGTTCTAGGTCGTCATGCCGATTTAATGGGTGCAACTTATTTAGAAGTAGTTCTTGATGCTGGCTATTATAATAATGATCAAAATATGCTTGGATTTAATTTATTACATCATGTAGAACTTGAAATTGGTGGACAATTAATTGATAGATTATATGGTGAATTTATGTATTTATGGAATTCTCTAAGTCAACCTACTGATAAGTTTAGTGATTTAGTAGCGATGGTTGGTGGAAATAATCCGGATGATGCTCAATTCATGGGTGGAGAACGTAATTGTAATAATGGATCAGGACGTCCTTCATTACCTAAAGATATTCTTTATATTCCTCTATCATTTTTCTACACCAAGAATCCTGGTGTAGCTCTACCTTTAATTGCTCTTCAATATCATGAAGTACGTATTAATGTTGTATGGAATGATGTAAAAACTATTGCTGGTGATTTTACTGGTAAAGTTCAACCTTTACCTCCTCAACCTGTTCAAGCTGCTCTTTATGTAGATTATATTTATTTAGATACTGAAGAACGTCGTCGTATGGCTCAACAATCACATGAATATCTAATTGAACAAACTCAATTTAATGAAGATAAATCTATGTCTTCTTATTCAAATAGAATTGATTTAACTTTTAACCATCCTGTAAAAGAACTTATATGGGTAGTCCAACCTACTGGGTACACAAATTGCAATGTAGCAAGAGGTGAATTTGTAATTGCAAACTCTTTGCTAACTACTGTAGCTGGTGGTAGTGGTAATGATGATGCCGAAGTAAATGTAACGTCATTAGGTACAACTTTTAAAACCGTAACAGTCGCATTGGCTGGTACAGATTATCAGATAGGCGATATATGTACAGCTACTACATTCTATGGTACTGTAACTTTTACAGTTGCTGCTATTGATAGTGCTGGTGGAATTGTCGGTGTAACTAATATTACTGGAAATGCTATACCTTTAACTAATGCAGACATGAATAAAGGTCCTACAGGTATAAGACTAAAGCCCTTTACTTATGACCAAAATGCAGTATTTGAACAATGGTTACAAATCAATGGACAAGATCGTATGGATAAAAGATATGGCGATTACTTTAATAAAGTTCAAAGATTTCAACACCACACTGGTGGAGATTATCTTACATCACAACTTGGAGTATATTCTTATTCATTTGCACTAAAACCTGAAGAACATCAGCCGAGCGGAACATGTAACTTTTCAAGAATTGATACAGCTACGTTAGTAATGACTTTAGATGGATCTTTACCTGTAAATCAAGACCTTGATCAAACTTATGATGTTCGTGTATATGCAATTAACTATAACATTCTTCGTATTATGTCTGGTATGGGTGGTCTAGCTTATTCTAATTAATAATATTCATATCAATAAATAATGGAAGTAGATAAACTACTTATTGTAGCACATCCAGATGATGAAATTCTTTGGGGAGGTTCAAATTTATTATCACAATCAGGATGGTTTGTTGTATGCTCTACGCATTTAAACGATCCTGTAAGATCTCGTGAATTTTTTAGTACTATGTCGTATTGTAATGTTACAAGATATATTATGTTTGATGTTAAAGACGAATATACTGAAGATCCTTTAGTTGCAGATAAATTATATGACGGAAGTATATTTGATAATTTTCTTAAAAAATTAGCTACAAAATCATGGAAATTAGTTCTTACACATAGTGAAAAAGGTGAATATGGACATGAACATCATAGAAAAGTTCATAAATTAGTTAAAAAGTATTTTAAATCACCTAAATTCTTTGATTTAGATTCTAAACTTTCTCCTTCAGAAATTGAATATAAAAGAAATGCTCTTTTATTTTATAGAAAAACTCAATCTATTTGTAAAACTATATTTAATAGAAAAAGTAATACTTTAAAGTTATCTGAACGTCAATTCTTTTTCAATGAAAAACGTTATCTTCCTGGAAAAAAAGAAATACCTAAATTAATTAATCAAATATGGTTTGGTAAACCTCTTGCTGAAAATTCAGTTAGATATCATCTTATGAAAAATGTTGAAACTTTAGCTTTAAAAAATGGTTATCAATATAAATTATGGACTAATGATGATTTATTTTATGAAAATTTCCCTCTTGTATGGGAATTTATTCAATTAGCTATTGAAAAAGGTGAAGAACTAGAACAATCAAGATTCGCACAAGTTGCAGATTTAGCTCGTCTTGAAATTTTACATAGATTTGGTGGAATTTATTTAGATTCTTTATTTGAAATTTCAATTAAATTTTTGGAATTTATAACAAAAAATAATAAAAAAGAATTAATTGTTGCAAATGAAGATCCGTGTGAATTAAATTGCAAAGGTGTTGATGGGAAAAAATATATGTCTAATGGATTTTTTGCTTCTCAACCTGGATCAGAAATTTTAAAAAGATTACTTGATTATGATGTTTTAGAAAATATAGATTGGGATAGTGTATATATTAATCGCACTACTGGTCCGTATTTTTTCAGATCAGCAATGAAACCAAGTGATGATATTTTAGTTATTCCAACTGAGAAAATCTATCCATTTATGGTGAATGATTCAGCATATAGAAAAGCTAAACCTAATGAATGTATTACTTCAGATGATAAAGTTTTACATAATTGTTTAAAAGAAAAATATCCGAATTCTTTAGTAGTTTATCATTCAGGTTTTGGAGGTTCATGGAGTTGGTAAAGTTTTTACCATTCCATAGCAATATCTTCCATATTACATGCACCTTGTTCAGCATCTTTACGTTCTTCTTCTTCTACACGAGCGTTTGCTGATTTCAAATCAGTTTCAAATACAGATAAATCTTCTTCAGAACCTTCAGGTAATTTAGTTTCATCAACAAGAATATCTACAAATCCTGTTCCACATGGTGGTTTTTGTCCAAACATAATATTTGCTGATACACCACGCATATTATCAAATTGTGATCCTAATGCAGCGCCAAATAATACTTTAGTAGTTTCTTCGAATGTTGATTTAGCAAGAACACCTGATTCACTTTTATTCATACCAAATCTATTTGCTTCAATTAGACGACCAGGGTAAGTCATTGTATCAATTAATGTAATCATATGATGATAATTCACAAATTCTGTAGAGAAAACTTCCATAAACTCTTCAAATAACATTGAACGAACAGTTTCAATACCAAATACATCTAAAACTTCATAAATATCGTTTGAGAATGATCGGAAAGGATCAGTTCCCGGAACTGAACTTAGATCGAGTAAATTTGTTCCTTCAACATCAAGAACATATTGTTTTAGAGGAACATAACCTCCAACTATTTCATCAAATAGTAATTCTTTAGATAGTTCACGAACATATACTTTTCCAATTCCTTCAACTCCCGTTAGAACAGTATCTAGTAATTTATCTTCAATAAATCTTAAAGATAAAGCATTCTTAACAACTTCTTGAGCAAATACAACACGAATTACAATTTTATCAGGTGAATTTGTATCTGAATGCGCGCATGAGAATATACGAAGAACTTTATTATTTTCTAGTTTTGTTTGAATTAAAGTCATATCAATAATATTACGAGCAACCATTTCATCTTTATCTAATTCTAGTCGCATAATCCATGGAGATGTACAACTTTGTCCTTGTGTTACTGAAAACTTTTGATAAGATTTTAGTAGTTCACGATCTTCTTCAACTACAGAATCAGGTGTTAAGGGATTAGGATCATAATAAATACGAACAGATTTTGTAATATCACGCATTGTCGTCTTTTGAATTTCTTTTTTCTTTGCTAATACATCATCTGATGAAATAGCTATACTAGAATCTAAATATACTACATTTGAAGGATTTTTAGGATTTGATGATACACTCAAAAGTTCTACAATACGAGGAACACCTTGTGTTGCATTAGCTTTAGCAGTTCCAGCTGAATGGAAAGTATTTAGTGTAAGCTGTGTAGTAGGTTCACCAATAGATTGTGCTGCAATAGTTCCTACCATTTCACCAGCATGAACTGTAGATTTAATATATTTAAATTGAATTTCACGAATTAATTCATCAAATAATTCTTTTGTTAATCGTAGAACCATAATTGATTTTTTAGGTGCTAAGTAAAATCTCAGTAAGATATGAAATAGTTTATTATATTTTAGAATAGGTTCTTCACAAATTCTCTGAAGTTCTTGAATTACATATCTTGGAGTTAAATTAGTTTTTGTAGCATAAGGATTAGCATATTTTTCACTAATACGCTTTAGATTTACGGGAGCACTTACTTCTTCTTTTTTACTAAATCTTAGAATATCGCGAACAAGAATATCTCTGTCTTTAATAATTTCATCTACTAAATCAGGCGTTTCATTAACATCTTCAGAACATACTTTCTTAAGTTCTTCTAATGATAAAGCATAATTTTCATAAATATCTGCAAGAGACATTAAACCAAGATTACATTGTTGAACTTCTACACATCCAGAATCAATACCATCACCGCCATATCTAAATTGAACAATAGTTCCATTAACATTACGAACAGTTCCATCATATTCTACATGCAGATCTTCCATTGATTTAACAAGTTTTCGTTGAATATATCCTGAATCTGATGTCTTTACTGCTGTATCAATCAAACCTTCACGACCACCCATAGCATGAAAGAAGAATTCAGCAGGACGAATACCTGTAATAAATGAATTTTCTACAAAACCACGAGATTCAATACCATCTTCATATTTTGCAAAATGAGGAAGAGTTCTATCTTGTAGAGTATATTGAATACGACGACCCCCAATAAGTTGTTGTCCTAACAAAGCAGCCATTTGCCCGATATTTAGATACGAACCTTTAGATCCTGATTCTACCATTTCTTTCATACGATTATCATCGGGCAAACTTGCCGTCATTTGATTATTAATTTCTGATGAAATGTCTTTTAGAGCATTAGAAATTTGATTTTCTAATTCTTCACCGTCAGGACGACCCGAATTATTTAAGAATGTTCCTGCATGCACACTCGAAAGAATCTCAGCTACTTTCTTTCTACCTTTTTCAAGTTGTGTACGAATTACTTCCATCGTCTCTTCATTTGCAATTAAATCAGATGCGCCTACAGAAAATCCAGTAAATAAATTGAATTTTGTAATAACATTTTGAACATCATTAATAAATTGTCCTGCACGATGAGGACCAAAATCATTATAAATAACATGTAGCAAACCTTCAGATGCTGACCCAAATGCACCTTTCTTTAATTGTCCTTTAACAAGTCTTCCTTCTTTAATTACTAATTTGCTATTCAAGTCAATCAAAGGAAATGTAGTTGAAATTAAATCACGTCCGCTAATATTTTTATTAGTTCTAGAATATGCGGAAAGAGGTTTTTTCATTCTTGAAAGAATATTCATAGCAATATGTTCAGGAACTTCAGTATCTTTTCCAATACGGAATAATCCAGTCATAGTATCTTGAAAGAATTGAATAATAGGAGAATTAGTTCTTGGTGAAATAATTTGTCTTAGAACAGAAGCTAGATATTTAAGCTCTGTAGCAGCAGCAATACTTTGAGGAACGTGCATATTCATTTCATCACCATCAAAATCTGCATTATAAGGGCGAGTAGCAGATACATTTAGACGGAAAGTTGAATAAGGAAGAACTTTAATACGATGACATTCCATAGAACCTTTGTGTAGAGAAGGTTGACGATTAAATAGAACAACATCACCATCAACAAGATGACGATGAACTACATCACCTTCTTTCAAATCAATAATTTCAGGATTTACAAATTTCAAACTTAGTGATCTACCATCTTCTTTAAGAAATACTGATTTAGCGCCTGGATATTTTCCAGTTCCATTACGAATATAAGACATTAACCTATCACGATTATATCCTGTAACAATTTCAGGAAAAGTTAAATTCATTGCAATTTCTTGAGGAACTCCAAGTTCATCTACATCAATATTTGCATCAGGAGTAATAACAGAACGAGCAGAGAAATCTACACGCTTACCCATCAAATTTCCACGAACACGACCAGTTTTAGCACCAAGACGTGATTTTAAAGTTTTTAGAGGACGTCCAGATCTTTGTGCTGCAGGAGGTAATCCTTTAATATCATTATCTACATATGTTGCAACATCAAATTGAAGTAGTGTTGTATATTTTTTAATTACATCAAGAGATTCGCCCTTATCAATCTTTTCACGAAGACGTTGATTATTACGAACAATATCAATGAGCTTATGTGTTAGATCATCTTCCATACGCTGATTATCTTCCATAATAACAGAAGGACGAACAGTTAGTGGGGGTACTGCTAAGACAGTACAAATCATCCAATCGGGTCGAGAAAATTTAGGATTAAATCCAAGTAATTCTACATGTCGATCAGTAATACGTTGAAAACATCTTAGAACAAGTTCAACTTCCAAAGGGATAGGTTCTGCTTCTTCATCATATGTAATTGCTTGAAGAGATGCAACAGTCAAGTCTTCTTTTTCAATCTTTTTTACAAGAGGTGTTTCACAATGAGGACATGACCCTGATTTAAGTTCTTTAGTTTTATAATTTGCAGTTTTATCACGAACAGCATTAAATCTATCCATGCCTTGAAAATTCTTCTCGATCTTTTCAAGTTCCTCATCAGCTAAATAAGGATTAGAACAATTTAAACAAACATTTTGAAGAATCTTAATAATTTCAGGAAGAAATTGATATAAGTATACAGGACGAGCTAATTGAATATGTCCAAAATGACCAGGACATAGAAGATTTGTTTGTTTACACGTAGTACAAACTGAACCATTATCAATTACACCAAATCTACGATCAAATACACCACCTGGAACAGGTTGGTCAATTTGATAAGTTTTATCTGTAATAACCTCGACAACACTTCTTGAAAGAATTTCGTCGGGGTTGGCGATTCCAAATTGAACTCCAATAATTGTATCACCCATACTTATATTAATAATTCCTATGTTTATATTGTTCCATTTTTCATTTACTATAAAATAAATGCGTCCTTATAGACTTCCAATAATTAGAATTCCTATAAGGCAACAAATTCCTGCTACAAGAATATCTTTTGATGATACTGAAAAAAAACAAGAAATTATAATACCTACGATTTCCGAGCAGTCTCAAACGTCAGAAGCCAAAAATGATCATCATCCAAAATAGCTTTAATTAATTTCGGATCATATTCTTCTTCTAAAGAATCTATCCATGAATCAAATTCAGGGCCAGTTTTAAGTTTGAATTTTTCTGGTTTCTTTATTTTTTTAGTATTTATACTGTGCCAAATATCATGACAGAATTTTTCTGTTTTATAACCATCCTCACTTTTATCTCTTAATTGTCTTACTTCCTTGTACCATTTTTCCATTATTATTAATAATGAGATTGAAAACTATTCGAAAATCACATAAAAAAGAAAAGAAATTTGATGCTGTATTTGTTTATCCAGATGGACATGAAAAAGTAGTTCCATTTGGACAAAAAGGTTATTCAGATTTTACTAAACATAAAGATACGAGGAGACGAGCACGTTATTTAAAAAGACATTCGGGAATGGGAGAACATTGGAATAAACCTGATACTCCTGGTGCTTTAAGCAAATGGATTCTGTGGAATAAACCTTCTTTTAAAGAATCCGTAAAAGATTTTAAGAAAAGATTTAATTTAGGTTAAAAATGGATTTTTTAGTTATAAATTTTTAGATAGTATGGCGACAATGGATGATTTATCAGAAGATACAATTCATTATGAAATTATGCCCTTTCTTTCATATGAAGACCGAATTAATTTTAACAGGACTTTAAAACCTCAACATCGGCGTACCAAAAAGTTCGCAAAAAAAGATAAAAATGTTACATTAAAACATGAACTTAGTGTTTTAATTATTCAAATAAAAATCACTATTGCAAAAGCAGAACAATCTCTAACAACTAAAGATAGTTTCGACAATATTCTCAAAGTAGTTAAATTACTAATTCGTCCAAGATTTAGTATTGTTATAGCACATTACGCTGATTTTCGTCAAACTTTATTTAATAAAATACAAAATCTTTATACACTTGCAGGTGGTGAATTTAATAATATTTCAAATGATTATATTAAAGAATTTAGAGAAATATTACATTCATTTCTTGATTTCATTAAATCTCTAAAACCAATTAGTGAACATTTAAATCCTAAACAAATAATAGTTCAATAAATAGATAAAGTTCTTGCTGAAGGATCTGTAGTTTCAGGAGACCATTTAGGCATCCACATATAAGGTATTACAGATAAACATTTCTCTCCAAAAAAACTAATAAATAATTTTTTATACATATCTTTTTCAGATTCATAACCTTGAGAAATAGCATATTTATTTATAGATGCATGCCATGGTTCTTCAATAGAACTTACACCATCACTAAACGCTTCCTTTTTTCTCCATAGAATTTCTGGAGGTAATAAATCTTTATAAAATGATGATCTTAAAATATATTTTTCTTGACTAGTTCTTAGAAATTTAGTTGGAATAGATCTCCAAACATTAACAAATTGTTTATCTAAGAAAGGTGTTCTTGGTTCTAATCCATGTGAAGACATACATCTATCACTTCTTAGAACATCAAACATATGAATATCAGTTAATAATCTTTCAATTTCTGATTCAAATTCTTCATCTGAAGGAGCTCTTGAAAAATATAAATATCCACCACCAATTTCATCTGACCCATCTCCATTAAATACAACTTTAATATCAGTATTTTCTTTGATATATTTTCCAATTAACCAATTACCAACAGAAGCTCTTACAGTTGTAACATCATAAGATTCAATTGCATAAATTACTTCTGGAATGACTTTAAAAAAATCTTCCCTAGTTAAAATAATTTCATGATGTTTTGATTTTATATGATTAGCAACAATTCTAGCACATTTTAAATCAGTAGAACCTTCCATTCCAATACTAAATGTATTTAGTTTATCAGTATATCTACTAAGATTAGCGCATACTAAAGAAGAATCTAATCCTCCACTTAATAAAGCACCAATAGGTCTTTCACTTAAAAGACGTTTCTTAATTGCTTTTTCAAATACATTTTTTAAAGAATATCTTGCAAACACTTCATCGTTTAAAGAAGGATTTTTTATCCATGGAATTGTATGATATTTTGTAGATTTATTTTGAGATAACCATGTTCCAGGTTCAAAAGGTTTTATTTCATCACAAATATTTTCTAATGCTTTAATTTCAGATGATACAACAAAATAATTATTTGTTTTTCCAATAAAAAGAGGTCTTACACCATAAGGATCTCTTCCAATAATAACTTCGCCTGTTAAAATATTATATACTATCATTGAAAATACACCATCTAATGATCTAAAAACTTCAGTAGGATTTAATTTTGAAAATAAATAAGGTAAAATTTCACAATCACTGCAACCAGTAGGTAATTCTATATTCCATTTAGAAGCTAATTCTTTATAATTATAAATTTCACCATTGCATACTACTGCAATATTATTACGAATTATAGGTTGATTACCAATTTCTGATAATCCATTAATACCTAATCTTGTAAATCCTAAAATAACATTTGTGAATTCTTCCATTGAAAAAAATTCAGGACCTCTTGGAATTAGTAATTCAATACATCTTTGTATAGTTTCTTTTGATGGAAATTGAGATCCAAATATACCCCAAATTCCACACATATTTACTATTTTAAGTTTATAATGTCTAAACTCAGAAATACATTTAAACGTATTGTCTCTATGTAATAGTAGCAGTGTGGCCGAGTGGTTAAGGCGACAGGCTTAAGATCTGTTGGAGAAATCCGCGTGGGTTCGAATCCCACCGCTGCTAATTGCCCTACTAGCTCAGTGGATAGAGCGCCGACCTTCTAAGTCGGAGGTCGTGGGTTCGATTCCCATGTAGGGTACTTGATCTCTTAGCTCAGTGGTTAGAGCATCTGGCTGTTAACCGGAAGGTCGCAGGTTCAATCCCTGCAGAGATCGCTTCAGTCTCATCGTCTAGTGGTTAAGACACAGGGCTTTGACCCCTGAAACCCCAGTTCGATTCTGGGTGGGACTATAAAAATTATAAAACTGGAATCACTTTCGTGAATAAATCATTCCACGAAAGTGTTTTTTCACTCTCTAAATAGAGTTTAGCATTTCTATTAAATGATTTAATATAACAAAAAGCAACAATTCCAATAATGAATGAATACCATGATTCCATTATATCTTTTTCAAAATAGAATTCATACGGATTCTTAACACAGGATAATTAATAATATTATAATTTCTCCATGCTCTTATTCCAAAAAATTCTGTATTAATTCTTCTTTTTAACCAATACTGTGAATTATCACTTGGTATTAAAGCACCAACATATTGTGGACCCATACTTTTAGCGTATCTTCTTACACTCCATCTAACATTATCCATAGTTCTAATTAAATAGGTTCTATTTTGCTTGAAATTTGTTTCTTTCATACGATTAATAATAAATTCTTCTGTTTCTATTTTTAATTTTTTAAGTAATTCTTTATATGTAGAAAAAGATTCTTTGAATTCTTGAATACCTTGTTTAATTTCTGGATTCCTTTTTGCTGAGGAAAAAATCTTTTTTAATAATCCTTCTCTTGTAACTTCATCACTAACTTTATTTTTTCCACATAAAGGACATTGAGCATTAGTTTTATTTAATACAGTAATTATACATGTTGTATGATATGCATGTTCACATTCTAATTTAACACATGTAGTTGTAGAAGTATTAGAATCTTTAAAAGATTTCATATCCATATGTTCATAACATATTGAACATTGATCAGACATTTATTAAAAACGGATTTTTTAGGTCTAAATGCTTTATTAATAAGATGGACAATCAACCAAAGACACGTAAAGAGTCTAAGAAAGATCAGAAAGAAAAAGGACAAGGGAAAAATGGTAAATATACACAAAAAGGTGTTCGAGCAAAAGAACAACAAATGACTAAGAATCCTAAACCTTAAAAACGGATTTTTTAGTTATATATAATTAGATATTATGGCTCAACAAAATTTGGAATGGCAAACAGCTTTGAACATGTGGCTCACAATCCCAGTTGAGGACTGGGTTCCTGAACCAGTTCCTATAGATTCTTCTGTCGTTGAGGCAGAAGCAAAAATAGCATCAAACCAATTTTATTGGGAAAAATATTTGGTGGACAAAGCACGTATAGATGCAATTGAGCGTGCAGGTAGGGAGTGGTGGAATGACGACTTTTACATTCCTGATGAGTGTTCATCGGAATGTGAGTGTGTAATCTACGAAGAAGATGATGGTCCTTGGTGTAATTACTGTGTGGCCACTATTAACTGCAGATGCGATGAACTAGACGAGTCTTCTCATGGAGGATTAATCTGTGTCTATTGCAGGACATTTGAAAAGTTCGGACTCAAATACCATCACTAAATCCAATTAATTTTAAACCAACAAAAACGGATTTTTTACTTTAATAGAATAGTTTTCTACAGAAAGCAAAGATGACTGAGCAACAAGGTAATATTACAATTGAAGAAATTCTTAAATATGAAGAAGAAACACGAATTCTTCAAGCTCAAATAATAGAACGTGAAGAAATTGCTCGCAAAATGAGAAAGAAATATGAAGAATCACAACTGTCTGAACAATCTCCAAATAAATTCTGTACTGTTGAATATGCTCTTGCAATGTTAAAAAATGAATGTTGGTGTAAATCTGTTTGCAACTGTGAAACATGTTCTGTTGCTCAAAAAGTTGCAGAAAAATGTGATGAATCTTTAAAAAAAAATCTGTGTATTAACTGTGAAATGCGTTTAGTAACTGCACATTAAAAATAAACTTTCTTAGAAAGTCTTCTTCCACCACCTCTTTTTTTCCTACAAGTTTTTCCTCTTTTACATTTACTTTTAAATTTTTCAACTTCTTCTATAGAACCTTGAGTGAACTTTTGCATCCATATAGGGTAATTAGAAAAATCAACTGAATTATTATTAACGAACTCGGAAAATTTAGGATATGCTAAAGAAAGATTATGTATGAAATTTTTTTGAATTTCTAATCTTTTTGGTGTATTCTTAAAATTTACTGCTATTGATAATAAGAAATTTGAACCTACTAATTTATTTAAAGATTTATTTTTATATCTTTTTTTTATTTCTTCAAATGATGGATCAGGACCAGGATTAATTACTTTTGGATCTTTAGAACATTGTGTTCTTAATTTATGATTTACTTTATTATGTATTTCATATAACCATTTAGCAGGATCTTTTGAATCATAAGGGAAATCTTTAACGAATTTTCTTGTAGAATTTCTACAAAATTTACAAGGAAGAACTTCTGCTATATGTTTTAGAACTTCATGTGGATTATCTGAATGAAACGCAATTCTATGAAATAAATCCCATCCCGGTGGTCCCCAAAATCTTGTATCCATTACTAATTGAAAAAGATTCTATTATTGTATTTATAAAAAGATGGGTGCTGATGAAACTTTAATGACTTTCGCGGTCGCGATATATATTGGTGTAGCTCTATCTAATTTCTTTGGTGCTATTACTCGTGATTTAGTAACACCTTTATTAGGTGGTCTATTTCCTGGTGCTGAAAAATCTTTAGATAATATTGTTATTAATGTTGGTGGTATGAAACTAAAGATTGGCGATGCTTTAGCTGCTACAATGAATTTAATGATTGCATATCTAGTTGTTAATATGACTTTACCGTATATTCGTATGTATGCTCCTGTTGGTGCTGGTAGACGTTAATTTCTTTTCTTTAATATAAGAAATGTCCTTAGGTGGTAAAACTTCTCGTCATCATAAAAAAAGAAGAGGTGGTGAACCTACTGGTGTAGATTTAGGACAACGTGGTGGTAGTTTAATGGGTGTTTATTCAACATTTAAAAATGGTCTTGCTGATACTATTGATAGTAGTGCTAATTATTTTAGACGTTGGTTACCTGAACCTCTTAAAAAATTAACAACAGATAGTGGTGTTCGTTCTGTATTTGGTGGAAGTGTTGAAGGAGAAGATAATGGAAGAACTATGGGTGGTGGAAGAAGAAGACGTCGTTAAATATCAATTTTGAATGATGTCCATCCACCTCTAGGATATTTCCCAAATCGTTGTTCGATTTTCTTTTCGAGATCAGTAGGTGATAGAGTACGTTGTTCATTATCATCTTTCCATGTCTTGAATACACGTCTTAGTGTAGTCTTATCAATCTGTTGAATTTCATCTCCTTCAACAAGGAGTGAAATTTTCTCAGAAATAAATTTAGCAATTCCATCATTATCATTTTGATATTCTGATGTATATTCTAAAACTTTAGGCGGTGCTATTAATTTACGAATACCTTTTTCTTCTTTTAGAAGATGAACTAGATAAGATAAGAAAGGTGTTGCCCATAATTTAGATTTTACTTTAAATTGAATAGTTTCATCCATAGGAAATTCATTAGGTTCAGAAGGTTTAGGAACAAATTTTGATAGAAAGTTAATTACTACAAGTCGTCTCCATGTTCCACCATCTGTAGTATTGATTTTAGGTTTATCATTACATGCTAAATGAAACTTTGCTTGAACTTCAAATTCTGTTCCCGATTTAAATAGATCACGAGCATACATATTTTCACCTGAAGTAATTTCTTTCATAAGACCTGTATTTAAAGCAATAGCTTCATCAGGTTCTTGCATAGTTACAAATCGTCGTCCTTTCAAACGAATGACTTCAGGTGCAGCAGATCCAGAACCTTTACGTCTTTGAGTAAATAGTGAAATTGGAACAGTACATGCATAATCACCAAGACAAGTAGCAGTTAAATTAGTAATCATAGATTTACCATTAGAACCTGAACCAGTAAGAATATGAAATTTCTGTGCTGTATTTCCACCAAGTAAATTTGTTGCTAGATGTTTCAAGAAATATTTACGAACTTCATGATCAGGTAAAACTTGTTGAATGAAATTTTCTACTAGAGGCCATTCTTCATAATCATAATAAGGTTTGTTAGAATCATAATCAATACCAGTAGAGAATGAAATATAATCTTCAGGTTTACCATCGCGAAATTCCATCTTAATTAAATCCATAACACCATTGTTGAATGCAATTAAGTCTTTATTTGAATCTACTTTTTTAGTAAAATCTTCATCAAAGAATAGTTCTCTGCATTCACGCATAACATTATCTTTAAATTTAGTAGTTTTGAGTTTAGTATAAATTGCATTTAGGCCTGAACGTTTCTTTTCTTCTTGACAATATTCACAAACACCACAATCACCTTTACCTTCACCAGTACAATTTAGAAGACCACGATTAGCCATTTCATGTGTAATTCCGTCCATAGTTTTAAAGAATACACCTGCAATTTCCTTTGAAAGTTTTAGTTGTAGATCTACACCACGATCAGTTTCACGCCAAATATGACCTGACCAACGATACCATACATTTTTACCAAAATCACAACAAATATAAGAATCGCGAAATTTAGCATGAATTACACATGCAACATCATGTTCAGTTCCAGAACATGCTTGTAGAACTAATCTACTTACATTACTCTTTTCAATTTCATCATACCCTTCACGATTATCTTCACGAGACCAATATCTCAGAGTTCCTTCACCTATCCGATCACCATCATTACGGAAAGTAAGCATAGTCCATTTCTGAATACAATCTGCTTCATTATATTTTTCTTCATATTGTGATGAGAAATCAAGGAAAACATCTAGTAGATCAGGATGAATATTATGTAGACAAAGAGCAACTTGAACCCATTTATTATATTCAATAAATCGTGATTCATCTAAGTTTAGAACATGATCTTTAAGATATTTCTTACGTTCATGATCTAGAGGAGGAATAACACGTCCTTGTGGAGAAGAACCACGAGAAGAAGGTTTTTCATTTCGTGTAGAAGGACGTCCACGACCAGGAGTAACTGATCGTCCACCAGAAATACGAACTTCTTGATTAGGTTTATTCAGACCAGCATAAATAGTTTTACCTTGTTCGGTCATAGGAGTTTCGGCAGATTCATCTCTGCATAAAGACAAAGTTTGCATTAACTCTTTAGAAACTTGAGGAACTGTATTTAGAATTTCACCATTTTGAATAATATAAGAAACTAGATAAGGTAGAGAATTAGGATCATTTTTACGAGAACCATAAACCGTCCATGGAACTGATCTATTAGCAACACCTTCATCATAAACTTTTTCCCATGGTTCTGAGAGTGGGAGATTAGGAAAATACTCAGACATATTTTTCAGAAGATTACGACGAACACGTTGTTCGACAAATTTATGAGTACAAATATCAGGAACAACTATATGAATACCTGATTTCATACGGTTTTTCTTTGTGTCCAATGTAGGTTTACGCTTTTCCATAATATAAACTTTAGTATCTTCAGGAACTTCTAAGTATTCAGAAACTTCCTTGAGATAAGCTTTTACAAATGCAAGTGTTTGATCACGAGTATGTTGATGAGTTTCAATTTCACGACTATAAATGAAATCAAAATCAATACGCAAAGGACCAATCTCGGTAGTTTTTTCTACAAGATATTGTTTTTCTTGATCTAGAATACTTTCAACATAAAGATCATAAAACTTACCTAAATCTTCTTGAGGAATAAAGTATTTCCCACCTGCAAGGGAAGTATGTGTCCATAAGGTATCAGCCTTATGTTTCTCAAGAAATTCACGTAGATTGCCCTTTTGTGCCATCTGTATTGATGACTCCGATAATTAATTCTTGGAACATCCATTTTGAACGAACGATTAAAAATGGATTAAATTGCAATTACTCAATGTAATGTTAAGTGCAAGACATTGAAATGGTTAAATGCAGTTCTTGTAAACAAGAGGGACACAAATGTAATCAAAAAATATGTCCAGAGTATTCAACATATGTTAAAAAAGATAAACCCGCAAAGAAACTTGGAGAAGATATGATTACAGAAGATTGGCTTAAACGGCGTTTTCAAAGTGTTCGTCGTTATACACTAGAATCAGTTGAGCTTTCCCAAGAAGTTGGTGGAATTTGTCGTCTAGCAAATATACCAGAAGATATAACTGAAAATATTGTTAAGTTTATCATTCGTAATAAACTTGGCGATAAATCTTGCGTGTGGTGTAAAAGTGTTGGGTTGTCTGGCGATCTTCACTCAGACACCGAAAATATGCAAGAAGTAAAATCATTCACCTCTGATGGACCTTGTTCATTTGGACCAACTAAAAAATTTGATGTCCTATATTTTCTGGATCTTCGTAAATGGCTTGAAGATAAAATAGTACTTTTCAAGGTTAGTTTAACTAACGAATCACCTGTTTGGAAGAGTCTTAAAATGAATAAAAAGGAAACATTTGATGAACAAGCTGAAGCTGGAAGACGGCCACATATTTCTTGGGAACATATTTACCCCCAAATTAAAGATAGCTGTGTTAAGGTTTATGATGGGACGTTTGAAGGGATATTTACTCATCCAGAAGAAGCAATAAACGTTGAGCAATAAGTTTTACTACTGGGACAGATACAGCATTTCCAGCTAATTTATATAAACTTGAATCAGATAAGCTAGGAAACTTATAAGTTTTGGGAAATCCTTGTAGAGAAAAGCATTCACGTGGAGTTAGTTTTCTAATACCTTTTTCATCTAAAATTAAAGGAACATTATGACCTCCACCACCCATATTAGCAGTTAGAGTTGGGCATTCATTGCTTTTATTTTCACGAACATATACTCTCCTATATTGATATACAACTCCTTTTTTAACAATTGAATTTTTTACTAGTTCCCAAGTTGATGATTTATCTGTATAATAATATTTTGCAGGAATATCAGTTTCTAGAAAATCATTAATAGGTAGTTTTTTAATTGGATTAAAATCTAATGAAAATCTTTCGTGAAGTTCTTTAGATTTGAAACAAACAATATAAATACGTTCACGATGTTGAGGAACATTTGTTACAGTAGAAGTATTCAAAACTTTAAATTTAATATGATAACCTAAGTCCTCAAGATTAGATTTAATAGTTTCAAATGTTTTTTTATCATCATGTGAAACTAGATTCTTAACATTTTCCAAAATTACAATTTTTGGATTATGTTTTTTCAAAATTTCAAGAATTTTCCAAAATACATTTGATCGTTTATCGTCAAATCCTTGTTGATTTCCTGCTATACTGAATGGCTGGCAAGGAAATCCTCCTGTTAGAATATCATGTGGAGGAATATCATTCACATCTATATCATTTAAATCTTTTAAAGTTAGTTTATGAGTAAAATTTTCTTCATAAATTTTCTTCGAATGTTCTACCATATCATTCGCAAATACACATTTTACTTTATTAGTTTCTTGAAATGCATGAGTGAAGGCCCCAGTTCCGGCAAACAAATCAACCATTCGTAGTTTATTTAAATCCAGAACTTCTCGAACTTTCTCTTCGACGAGTTTCTCAATTGTATTATCTTTTTTACAAGGTCGTTTACGTTGTTGATGCTTTTCAAAATGTCCTTTTTGTGTAAAGACCTTCTCACAAATTGTGCAACTATAATTAACCATTTGGTTAATATTGCAGATAATGTTTAGACCGTTATTCGTTTTTAAAATGGATTAAACTTATTCACTTTCCTAAATGTTAGGATGCCTTATAATACAACAGGTGAAGTTCATTACGCCGGAGGGGAAAATGAAACTAATTTAGTTGAACAATTTAATAGAAATTCAGAATGTTTTAAAGATGCATATCCTGATAAAACTTTAGAATTTAAGAAGGAAGGAGGTACTCAACTTGTTCCAGATATTGGAATATTTGCAAGTGGGGAACGCTTAGATGGAATTTCTGTTAAATTACATCGTAATGGAACATTTGATCATATAAATACTTCAAAAGTTGAAGATTATATTAATTGTGGAGAACTTCAATCTCTATTAAAAAAAATGAGACATGATTATTCTGGAGATACTAGAGCTATTCCTAAAGTAAGAGATGCAATTAATACAAAGACAGATGAAACTTTTAATCAAATGACTAGTGAAAATATTCGAAAACTCTTAAAAAATATTTATTTGCGTAGTCCAAGATGGTTTGCAATCAAAGAAGAAAAAAGTATTTCAGTATTTGAACATTCTGAATTAAAAGAATTGTATGAATTTCCTGAAGATATGGAAATAACTTATTCATTACATTCTTTAAAAGCTCGTCAATCTAGACAAATATGGAGAACTAAAGATGGTATTTCAACAAATACTAATTTGAGACTTCGTATGGTTACGAATAATGGTATTAGTGCATTACTAGGTCTTTCTAAAGCAAATAAAAATTCAACTCTAACTTTAAAGATTCAACAAGATGGTGTTAATCGTCTTCTCGGACAAGTTCGTCGGGCATTAATCGCAATTTCATAATTTCAATTGCTTGAGGATTTGAATCTATAAGAATACATTGACGTTCTAATGTTTTTGATGCTATACCTGTTGTCCCTGAACCACCACATGGATCAAGAATAATATCATTTTTATCTGTAGTCATCATGATAATTCTTTCGAGTAATTTAATCGGTTTAGCAGTAGGATAATTACGTGTTTCATTACCCATCGCAATACTTGGAATATCATCCCATAAATCCAAAGATGGTTTACCTAAAGATTCTTCTTTATAAATTTTTTTGTATAAATTAGCTTTAGCAGTTTTAGGAACATATAATCTATCTTCACTTGCTAATCTTTCTAATTCTTCTTTAGAAATTCTCCATCCACGAGATGGATTAAATGTTTTGTCTTCAATTGTAAATGAATATTTATGTCCAGTTCTCGTTCTATCAGGAACAATATGCCCTAAAGCAAAATGTCCTCTATCATCTTTATTTGTAAATGAATGTTCTGAATAATATTCATCTAATGCTTGATATACCATATTGAATTTTCGTTTATCAGACTGATAACACCAAAATATAATATCTATTGATGCTCCTAAAGTTTTTTTAATATTATTTTTAGATCTACATCTTTTCCAAAAGATTGGCCGAACAAACTTAAATTTTTCTCTAAGAATTTGTTCAGGAATCCACATTTGATCAGATGAAATATGAAAGAATAATGATCCATCTTTTTTAAGTTTAGGAATACATTTATCAATTAAAGATTCAATAAACTCTTTATACTTTTCATCAGTCCATTTATCTTCAAATCCAATATCTGAACCAGATTCAAGTTTATAATTTCGCCCACTATTAAATGGTGGATCAATATATATTGTCTGAATTGATTTATCTTCTAGATTTGGAATAACACTTAAACAATCTCCAAATCTAATGTCCATAATTATTTTTTTATGTCTATCTTTTCCAATTCCATTTTCATTCTTGAGATAATGAAATTAATAAATGTTTTACGTAAAACGAATAAACTTACTTTCACTATAAATAATAGTAAATGAAATTCTGTCCCATATGTCGCAATATGCTTTATGGGATTGACGAAGAAGTTGTTGATTCTAAAAAGACAGCAGTTCTAACTTGTCGTAAATGTGATTACAAAGAACCTATTACTGCTAAAAATCCTATTGTATACGAACATGTTTTAAAAGAAGATAAGACTGCTAAACTAATTCATAATCCTTATTTGAAAAATGACCCTACTTTAGATCACTTATCAAATATTGTATGTCCTAATACTGAATGCCCTTCTAAATCTGGCGCTAATCCTGATGTTGTTGCAGTAAAAATTAATGAAAAGAATCTTGTTTGGTTATATCAATGCACAAACTGTAATGAAACTTGGAAACAATCTTCTCGCGCTAATTAAAATAATGGAAGAGAAATTTGAAAGATGTGTTAAAAAAGTTAAGAAATCTTCAGGTAGAGAAGCATTAGCTATTGCTGTATGTACTAAAAATGTTCTTTGGAAAAGAGGTTATACTTTAAAAAAATATAGAAAAGGTAAATTAATTACTCAGAAACGGAAGTAAGTGCTTTCCAACTTATAGGAAAACATTTAGAAAGAAACTCTCCGATTTTTTCAGCATACATACGAATTTCTTTTTGAGCTGAAGGATCACTTCTTAGTTTAAAAAGACGAGCATATGCAGCTAAAGATCCTGTCTCGATAAATTCAGTCATCATACTTTGAGGTAATACACATCTTGATACTTCAGGTGCAATTCCTTGTCCTAATAAATATGTATACATATTAACACTATTTTGTGTATGTCTTTCAATAATATCATGAATTTCATCAGCATTTTGAACTATAGTATCTTTACTTCCTTGTTTAACTTTTGCATCTCTTTCTCTTAAATCTTCTGAACGAGGAATCCAACATTCAGGTATATCATCAACATATCTACGTGATACTTCATTACGAGCAAATCCAATTTGATGTCTATACCATTCTCTCGCTACAAAAATAGGCATTTTAATTCTAAATCTAATTTGTGGATGAAAAAATGGACTTATATGATTGTGTTTAGCTAAATAATTAATTAATTTTTCATCTTTTTCTGATAAATCATGCGATTCTTTAGAAAAAGATACACGCGCAGCATTAACTACCAAAAGATCATCTCCAAAAACTTCTTGTAATTCCACCATATGTTTTTATATGTTTTTATTGTTTAGACCACCATTTCTTTGCTTCTTTAGAATTTTCATTCGCTTCTTTTACTAAATCAGAATCAGTTGTATAATAAGTTTTTCCTTTTAATAAAAATGAATGAACTCTTGCATACCCCCATTGTTGTTGTGTAGCGCCAGGTCTATGACCTGTTCTCCATGCAGCCATACCACGATTATATGATTCCTTAATATATTTTAATGGAACACCTGTAGAGTTAGATTTTTCTTCTAATGATTTAGAATCAGGAAACATTTTTCTCCATTTCGTTGTATAACTTGAACTTTTTGTAGTTATATTTTTATCAGTTTTAAATCCTGTATATGCTCTTGGATCTTTTGATGAAAATAAACTAAATTTGTTAATTTCATTTTTTCGTTGTGTTTTCTTTCTTTCAGATAACCCTTTAAAATACTTTTTAGGATAATATCTTTTTTGTGTTATCATTATTATATTATCTGAGATATTCCACCATTAATAGAAATTAAATATCCTTTGAATTTTAATTTAGGATGTTTAGATGCTAATAATTTCTTTAAATCTTGTTGTTGTTTTAAATGTATAGAAGGATCTTCATCACTTTCTAATTTTAAAGTTGCTTTATACATTCCACAATCTAAATGATCAAATACCCATACTTCTGAAATACCATGTAAATCCAGAGCTAATTGTATATGATCAAAAAACATATCTTTCCAACCCGGATAACTAGTTTGAAGAACACCTAATGATGCACCAGCTAAATTAATTAAATCATAATCTGCATGTAATTCTTGATTATGTGTTACATACCATGCAAGGTCATGAGTATAACGAGGATCTATACAACCTAATATAAGAGCTGATGCTTTACCTTTAGATCTATCATGATAAGGAGGAATTTGAGCAAATAAATAACCTACTAAAAATCCAACAATAACTAATCCTACAAAGATATGTTCTAATTTAAATTTCATTATAAATAAAAACGGAAAATAAACTATTTAGATTATTTAATAATAAAAATGGAAGATATTAGATATGAATCACGTATTTTACATCCTGAAGTTGTTCCTGTATCTCGCGATCAAGTTAAAGAATCTTTAGAAAATCCAAGACTAACACGTCCATATTATTCAAAATATGAATATGTTACTTTGATTGGAACAAGAGCACAACAAATCGCTGAAGGTTCAAAACCTCTTGTTTCTCTTGAAGGTATGTTAACTTCTGATCCTCAATTTGTATGGAAACTAGCAGAAAAAGAAATTCATGAACAGAAATTACCTTTTATTATTCATCGTCGTCTTCCTTCTGGTGTTTCAGAATATTGGTCAACTACTGAATTATCTGTTATTTGGTAAATTAACCACACATTTCTTTTAAGGTTTCAGAAGAAGGTGGGAATATAAGCATAGTTTCACTTTTTGCTGATGTTAACATTGAAGGTGAATCATGACTAATAGATTTTTGTGCAAATTGTAAATCTATACTATTAGACGCTACAAATCTCGATTGATCTTTTTGAACATCATTATATAGACGACGAGCACTTGTTAATACCCACATGTCTTTTAATAGAAACATACTTAGAAGTCCAAGTGCTAAAGCAGTATATGTATACCCTTTCATAAATAATACTAGACAACTACCTAATAAAAGAATAGTTGAACCAGGTCTAGTTAATTTTACAAGAAGTTCAAGTAACCACTTACAAAATTTATGTTGAGTTATACTTACTAATAAAACTAAAACTAAAAATAATCCACCAAGAGAATCTTTATTCATCCTTATTATTCATTAAGATAGAAAACGAATATACTTTTTATATTAATTTAAATAAATAAAATGATTATTCCAATTCGATGTGTTTCATGTAATAATATTATTGCAGGTAAATACATTGCTTATCTCGATCTAGTTGAAAAAAACCGTAAAAAAGAAGGAAAAACACAAATGGAATATTTGACTGCTACAACAACTAAAACTGCTGAAGGTAAAGCTCTTGATGAACTTAGTATTAATCGACCTTGTTGTAGACGCCATTTTCTAACTCATGTAGATTTGCTCTAAGAAAATTATAGTTTCATTAAACAAATGTCTTCATCACAATATTTAAGAAATAAAATGGCTTCAATGCCGAGAGTTTTAAATACTATGAAGCCTCAAGACGCTTCTGATATTACAACTAAAAAACGATTATCTAATTCTCGTTTTTTTCCTATTAATGGAGGAGATAAAGGAACTTTGAGAGAAGCTTCTGATATGGAAACTTCTAAAGGTAAAGCTACTATCTCAACTCAAAAATCAACCGGTCAACCAAAAGATTCAAGCGATTTCACTGCATTTAGAGGTGCAGTAGGAATTAATAAAGATTTAGCTTATTATAGAGGAAGACTTGTAGATTGTAATTCTAGATTTTTAGATGAAAATTTACCTCAAACATTTACTGCTGGAGAAAGAACTGCATTAACTGTTGCAAATTCCGGTAGTGATTTTGTAAGACAAAAACTTCAATGTGCTCAACAAAGAGTTCCTCACACAACTGGTCAAGTTGGTCCTGCTTTATTTGTTGATGATACTATTCGTTTAAGACCTGTAGATTCATCATGTTCTACGTGCATTCCTAGTGCAAATCATGAAATTAAAGCTAATGTTCCTTTTGAAAGAACTACAAATGGCCCTACTAAATTTTCTACTCTTCCTCATCAAGAACCCAATAATCCTCCTTATAAATCTGGTGGTTTAATTCATCGTTCTAAATATATTGAAAAACATCATGGTAATGATTTGAATGTAAATCCTCAAAGACCATTTGTTAAATATCAAGGTTCTGATCTTCCTCTACAAAGATTAGATAAACCTAGATTTGGAGATGTTAAACCTTAAACACTATAAACTTTTATTTAAATAATGTTGTTTGTATCAACTAGTATTAGCAATTTTAACGAGTTTAAAGAAATGTTTAAAGATTTATTTAGTGATAAAACATTTTTAGATTTATCAAGAGTTTCTCTAGATGATCTAGCAAATGAATCAACGGCAATAGTAAATCACCATTCTAATTGTGCTATTTTTTTAGGACATTTAGAACCTGGTTTTATGTTAGATTCAACATCACAAGTTATTCTAAGAAAATTAATTAGAAAGTTTCCTACTGGACTAATTTGCAGATTTACTGAAAGTTTACCATTTTCATGGAAAAACGAAATTGATACACTTTACATACAAAAAGCTTTAAATACTAATGGAAGTACCAATTCTATCAACGATGGTAGTTCTTTACAAAACAAATCTCAAATTTGATACAACTTTACTTCTTCAATCACTTCCTATTAATAAAGATATTATTAAAATTGAGAAAAGAGGTTTTCCTAAACGAGGAGAAAGTAAAAGAGATAAAATTAAACGCCGATCTAAAAAAGAACCTTCAAATAATAATACAGGATTTTGCCATAATTCTATTACATTAGTTATGTTAAATGATGGTGATGGAACTTTACCTTTGAAAGAAATTACAATTAAAATCTTTCAAAATGGTGTATTTCATATGACTGGTATTCTTAATGATAAATATCATGAATGTTGTATGCGTATTCTTCTTCAAGAAATTTGGAATAATTCTCAAGATTCTTTAAAAGATACTCCTGAGAAATATGAAATTATTAATTATAAAGTTGTTTTGATGAATTATACTACTAAATTATCATCAAATCAAACTATTGCAAGAGAACATCTTCATAATACTATTCGTAAATCGAATATTGAAAATATTACATCTCATTATGATCCTGATGTATATCCTGGTGTTAAGATACATATGGGTCCATCAAAAAGAACTGCTAAAGTTTTCAGAACTGGAAAAATTATTCTTACAGGAATTACGAAACATTCTGAATGTCTAGAATTTATTTCTGAGTTGTCGGAGTTATTTGAGAAGGTGCTTCCATCAAAGCATTAACCATAAAGTATGATAAGAATAGTTGCCCTATAGTAAGAGCACTTAACATAATTAACCACCATGTATGGGTTTCAGGTAAGTTGATAAATTGAGATAAACTTGGGTTATACTTTGATACTACGCTTACGCTTATTAGAGCGACTGCTCCTACTACTCCTCCTATGATTCCTTGTGTTATTGCGTCCATTACGCTTTCTACGAGTTTTTTTCTTTTTACCACCTAACTTTATGGGTGTAGCATTAATATGTTTATCATATACAGCATCTGCTTTAAGTTGTGCTAAATTATCACCTGCTTGTTGATGAACTGATGCAGGGCTTATACCTTGAATACTATTAGATGTTGGTATAGCAGGAACAGTTACATTATTTCCACCTTTATACTTTTTTCTATGTTTTCCTGATCCTCTTTGTCCCGCACCTAAAGATCTTGATGCAGCTGATTGTTGGGAAATTTTTTCACTAAGGCTAGCAGTTGCAGCATCTACTGCTGAACCTTCTAGTTTTTGAATATGTATTTCTCGATGAGCTGGAGCTTGTGGTTCTATAATCTGCCCATTGGCGGTAATTGTAGACATCTTAATGTATAGCGTAGAAATAATACAAATGAATCAAGAAGAAGTTATTAGTTCTATTAAAATTCAAGCTATGGTTCGTGATATGGATACATCTATGCGTAAACACAAAAAATTAAAAACTTCCAATCCTACTGAATATCGTAAAAAATTATCTGAAGAAAATGAAGTTCTTTATAATAGATTTCCTACTATATTTGATATGCATATTCAAGGTAAATTAGACCAAACTTTTTTTGAAATGTTAAAATTACGTAGACAAATTGAAAAGAAAGAAATTACTGAAGATGATGCATCAAAATTGATTGGACAAAAATTATTTGATAGATTTGTTGGTCCAGTTGTAAATAATACTCCTCCACCTGAAAAACCTATTTCTTATTCTGAATTCTATAAAAGTTTTGATACTAAAGAATAAGATGCCAACTGAAGATTATTCTCATACACGTCGTATAGCTAGAGTTCGTCAAATAGCTGAATGGAAAGGTTTTAACAAAGTTGCTGGAGCAGTATCTAGTGGTATACATCTTTCTATGAAAGTAGGTGGAGTTGTAAATATACAAAAAAATTTTAATGGTATTGGTAAAACAATTAATAATAGTGTTACATTTACTAATAATGATGAAAGATTAATAATTCATAGTGGTTATAGACATCTAACTGGATCTGAAATGTCAATCAGCGATGTTTATCCATCTTATCCTATTTCTTTAGGAACTTTTACATCTTTCCCTAATACTACTGTATTATTACATAATAAGTTAGGTGTTGATGTTACTGTTAAGATTGTTACAATAGAAATTGCTCCAATGTCTTGGACACTTGGTATTAATGAAGCAATAGTTTTGGCACCAGAATCACAATATAAATTTACTATTATATCACTTGAATTTTCTTAATTACTAGATTCTTCTTCTTTTAATTTTTGTCTTAATTCCATTAAAAGTTTTCCCATATGATTATCACCTCTCCATTTTGATGATTTTAATGATTTAGGCGTTCCCATAGCACAACCAATACCTAAAATAACATCACGAGGATCAGCATAACCTAAAATTTTATCCTCAGTTTCTAGTAATTGTTTACGCAATTCTGGAAATTTAGTAAATTTTGATCTTAATCCTTTCGATAAATAAGAAAGACATTTTTCATCCCATTTTGTTGAATCAAATTTTTGGACTTTTTTACCAAGAGCTTTAACTGCTTTAGTTGTTGGTGATTTCATCATTTTCTCAAAAGTTTCTTTATCATCAAATTCCTTGGATTTCATACATTCTAAATAATGTGTTAATGTATTGTATTCTTCATCATCAATTACTATTGCATGTGCAGAATCAGGGCTAAAATTTCTATGTTCTCCTGCCGATGCATCTTCTCCAAAGAATAAAACTACAGGTTTTTCATCTTCTTCTCCACCACCCTTTTTTAATTTACGTATTCCTTTAATTACTACTTTCTTTTCTTCCTCTTTAGGAGGTTCAGGTTTCTTTTCTTCCTCTTCTTCTTTAGGAGGTTCAGTTTCAGGTTCTTTAGATTTCTTAAATATGAAAGTTCTATTTAAGAATGAGAATGTTTGTTGTTGTTGATTTAGAATAATATTTGTTTGTTGTGAATAAAGTTCATTAAACATTTTAGTTTCAACTAATTCATAATTAAATTCTTTTAAGATATCAGTAACTTTTTCAAACGGAACTAAATATTCCAAAGTAGGTTTATCAAAACTTTCTAAGAATACTTTTATTCCCATACCAAATTCTTCATTCCATGTTTCTTTATCTTCATATTCTTTTGTAAAATCACCACATACTTCTCGATCTTTTCCAAACATATGTGTTTTCTTACCAATTAATAAAGTATAGACAGATTTACCATCCAAACAACATCCAAAGAATGTTTCTTTTCCTTGATCTTTCAAATTACTTGCAAATGATCGAAATGTTTCTTCAGATTCACATGCATAATGCATAGCAAATTGACATGAAATATTATCAAATTTATTTAATCCTTCAAATTCAGCTAAATATTTAGTTGTTGCTTTTTCTTTTCCTAATAAAATAGGCATATACTTATCTTCTTGTTGAAACAAAGGATGTATAGTCATATCACCTTGTAGAAATAAAACTGGAGGAAGATAATCTTCAGGATGTTTTTTACGATCATTTAAGTATCTTGTTGCTGATCCTTGTGTAGGTGAAATAATATTAGCAAGAGAAATATCTAAACCAACAACTTTTGATGGTTGTGTTTTTTTCCATTTATACAAATCACCACCTCTTCCAACTGCTAATTCTAAGAGTGTAGAACCTTTTGTAATAACAGATTTATATAATTCTTCTTTTACACGATTATGGAAATCATATACATCACTAAATACTCTTGAACATCTTTTCAAATCATCTCTATAATACATATCATCTTCATAAGATTCATCAGGTGGATTAGACATAAAACTTGTAATCATAGTTTCAGTTATAGGTACATGCATAGATGTCCAAATATTATTTGCTACTGAAATATCATTACCATATTGAGGTTCCCTCAAAGCACGATATTGGTAAGTTTTATCATATCTTGTTCTCATAATTGTCCATCTACGAGTTACAATATCAAATGAACATTCTACTATAGTATTATCTTCAACTCTATTATTTTCTTTATCTACTGTTTGTCCACGTTCATTTAAAGGAACTAGAATCTTATAAGCATCAGGATCACGAGGAACATTAGGTTGAAATGGTGATGGAATACGTGTATTTGTATCTGCTACTTTTTGTAAATCTGATGGTAATCCAATAGGTGTATATTCGCCATTCATAGTTTCACGAGGATAAATAATATCATCGCCTTGAGTTCTTGATACATATAATTGTCCTCGTCTTACCTTCTTTTCTATTAGAGGATCATATGTTTCATCTGCAGTAATCTTTAAAAGAAAATCAATACTATTTTGATTTGAAGGTTTCCATTTATATACACGTAACCAAGTCTTACCTTTTCTATCTTCTGATGGCGCTACAGGGGTAGATTTAGGTGTGAAAATTAATCCATCAATTTCATATTCAAATTCTGTTGCTAGCATTGTACGAATAGCTTCTTCCATTGAAGGACCATCGCCTGCTAAGAATAATTTAGTTTCAATTCTCAATGGAGTTAATGAAGGTAACATCATAAATTGTGTTCGAATATCTTCAACAAATAATCTAGCACAACCTAATCTTGAATTTAAAGGATTTTTCATAGTATCTTCGTCATTTTTCATTAAAGGCAATTGTCTCAAATCTCTATTTCTGAATCTATATACATCAAAGATACAGAATAAATTCTTTTCAGGAATAAATTCACCATCAATAAAATCACCTATATGAGAATCATCATTTGCAACAATACCTGTCCATGTAATTTTGTTATTTTTTGCAATTCGAATTAATTTTCTATCTCTTGCTACATATAATCCTGATCTTTCACCATCTGCTTTATTTGTAACTGTATAACCTTTAGAAATATTATGAGGATTTATAGGATTAATATGACGTCTTGTTAACGTTACTAAATCATAAAAGATATTTTTTGATATTTTGAATTCTTGTTCGTATTTGTTCATATCAGAAACTTTTAGAAGAAAAGGTGATTGATAAAATGATTGTGATAAAGTAGTAAGTATTTTTAATAATTCTTGAATAATCATTTTCTCAGGAATTTCAGTTTTCTTATTAAGAAATTCAATTTCAAGTTCATATGTATGAGGTAATTTTAAAAGATCTTTAATAGTTTGTTTAGAATTTACACCTCTTGTTTTAACTATAGAGAAATCAATACGAAATAATCCATCAGATGTTCCAAAACATTTACGATTAATTAATCGTATATGTGTTTTAGAATCACTTGGATTACCTTCCCAATCTCTACGAATCTCTTCTTCTGATCTTAATGTAAATCTCATATTTCCTTCAGGGACATCAATAATATCTTTCTTGCCTTTATGTGATTCAAAATATTTCAATTTCTTTTCTACTACTAAAGGAATATTACGAAATGAATTTGTAGAGCATAATTTATGTATATTTTCTGAACCCATTACATTTACACGTGTTGAGTCTGCATAAGAGATTGATAATCTATTTTCTTCACACCTAAGTCCTGTAGATAGAGTATGAATAGCTTTTAAAATACGATCAGCAACATCTTTAGTATAAATCTTACCCGAAAGCAGTTTACATTCTAACTCTGCTTTTGGGTCTTCTTTTGCTATCTTAATAAACTCTTCTAAAAGAAGAAGAGTTTCTGGACTTATAATTGTATCCATATCCTATTATATTTTACTTGGATTAAACCTTGTTCGTTTTTGACTTATGATTCACTGATTAATCTCTCATATGTTTTACGCGTTTTTGCGTCTTCTTCTATACGCTTTTTCTGGTCAATTGAAAAATTAATATAACTATTAATTTCTTCAAGACATTCTGAAGAAAGATTATCAGTTGATACTAAAATACCTGATTGTGTTTTTGTAAATGTATTTGTATATTTTTTAATAATATTAAAAATTTGAGTGTGTTGATTAGAATCCATTAAATCTAATTGATCTTTCATCCATTCCTTTTTTTGTTTATTCATTTGTTTCTTCTTTAAGTTGATTACCTGTAAGTTTTTTACGCTTTCCTTTAACCAATACTGCTCCTTCAGTTGGAGCAGAAAACACGACTTGTTTAACTGATTCACCTGATTCTTCAGGTTGTTTAGAAATTACTACTACTTGTTTCTCATCTTCTTCTTTTACTAATACAACATCATCAGGTCTTGATAGTAATTTACCTACAACTACAATTTCAGTATCTTTTTGTTTAAATGTTGATCCAACAACTTCAAATTCTAAATCTTCACCTTCTTTTGCTTCATCAAATTCTTTATTACCTAAATGCAAATCACGAGGAATTAGAATTTTTAAAGGTGATAGTTCAGCATGAATACCTACTTTTGATTTTAGAGTCATTGGAGCTTTTAATTTTTGTCCTCGATGAGGGAAACAAATATCTGCTTGAAATGTAATATCATAATCTACACCACCTTTAACATAATTAGTTCTTCCAAGAGAACAATCAAGAATTGTAATTGAATTTCTTTGAATAAATCCTTCAGATGAACATTTTCCTTCAACATTCATTTTAAGTTGAGCTAAAATAACAGCATTCATATTCTTTTGAAGAAATTTTGAATATATATGAACCTTTTTAGTTAATTGACGTCGTTCGAATAATGGATCCATCCTTATTATTATTTAATTTATCTTGTATTTAATTCGTTTTTTGAAAACGGATTTAATTTCATTTTATTTATTTAAGTTAAGATGGGTCAAGCTAATATAAAACAAGAACAAACAGTTCTAGTTCCTGATCAATATGTAGGTGTTGCATATTGTGTTCTTCGTAGTTCAGGTGAAATTGATAAAGATCATACATGTTCAACTATACTTCACAGTAATCGAACCAATACATCACATTTTAATTGTGGACATCTCGGAATTGATACATGGATGTATTGGTTATCAAATCATGCTATTAAACGAAAAGGAACATGGAGAGTACATCTTCAAGCAAATTCTGAAAAAAAACATATTTGTGGATGGCGACCAATAAATACTTTCTGGCCTCTTGAACTTGATGGTCAAGAAAACAAAATTACAGAATGGCGTTGTAAACTAATTGAAATTCTTGAAGAACTTGAACTAGAACGTAAAAAAAAATATCCTGATTCTCAAGAAGATGAACCTAGTCAATAGAATCCATATCTAAATTTTCTTCTTTTATTTCTTCTAGACTTAAAAGATAATCTAATTTTTCATTATATCCAAATGAATCTAATGAAATAATAATTCTTTTTTTATATAATATATTAAATTGAAATAATAATTCTTCAAATTTTGTTACAAGTCTATTAATTCTATTATATACTAAATCAACTATAATTTTCTTCTTTTCTTTTTCATATTTTTCTCTAATAATATCATTTTTTGCTTCATCTAAAATCTTATCAATTGTATCACAAGTTTTTAAATAATAATCCGCTAATTGTGATCTGAACATTTTTTCTGATATATATGGACTACTTACAAATCCTTTTTGTGTTAGCATTAACATTAATAATAAAACAGTAAATAAAGTTCTAAAATCCATTTCTAAACTGGATTTGTTTTGATTACTTCGGTAAGGAATAATAACTTATTATTGAAATCCGTTTTAAAAATGGATTTGTTTTGATTTCTTAATTAAATACATTAAGATGAACGCTATTTATATTGTTGTTGAAAATGGACAACCATATAATATTGCTTTTACAACATTTGATTCTGCTGCAGCTTCTGTGAAAGAAAAACATAGAGATACATATTTGGAACAATTAATAGAAGCTGATGGTGGATCTATTTGTACGGAACTAGACGTTCCAGAAAATAAACTAACTGGAAAAACATACTTGTATGTAGAAAAAGGAATTCATATTTATATTCATAAATTACCTATTTTATCTTTCTAATCTTTCATTCTCTTTCGAATATCTGCATTATTATCAGGTTGATTTAGAATTTCATATTCTTCAGGTGTTATCCAAAATATACCTTCTTTTTCATCAATAATAACTTCTCTAACTAATAAATCTAAAAATAAACATCTATGATCTTTCGTTTTAACTTCAGGTGGAAATTCATCTTCAACTAACCATTCAGAAAACTTATTTAATAATCCAACTTTATATACTCCACATGTTCTTCCACCTATATTCTTAGATCTATCCGCTTTCTGTATCTCAGAAGCTTTTTCATCAATATTAAATATCAATACTTGATTCTTTACTGATGCAAAAATAGAATCTTTATTTTCAATATATCTTTCTTTAGCTTTTTCTAACCATGCATTATACAAATCTTTTAATCCACCCGTAGGTGTAATTAATTCGTGATTTTCATCATATACTTTATTTAATCCTAGAATATACAATTCTACTTCTTCTTCATCATCTCTTGCTAATAAAGGTGCAGCATAAATTGGAGGGTCAGACCAATCCAAATTTAATAAATATTTTATTTTATCTTCAGGTTTTAAAATCATATCAACAATATACCAATCCAAAACATCCTTTGCAAATCTTTCTGTAATAAAATCAGGAAATTTATGTTCTAATTTAATTTCAACTTTTTCTTCTACTTGAGCTTCATCTTTAAGTTCAGGTTCTTTAACTTCATGTTCTTTTAAATCTTGTTCTATACCAATTGATTTGTTTATTGAACGTTCTAACATTGTATCATCTTCATTAATTGAAAAAGAAATAATATTTTTACGTGTTTGTAAATGACCTAATCTACCATTTTTATCTTTTAATTGAAATCCTGTATCTATTGCATTTTGAATTATATAATCTAGAACTTTAGGTTTATATGATTTTAGAAGATCTGTTGAATATAAATCATCTTTATTCCATATAGGTTTTTTAATAAATAATTTTAATAATTTATCAAGAATTTCATCTTTAACATCTAAAATAGCAGATAAAGGACGTTCATGATCAGGATCTAATTCACTTGGAGTTAATTTACAACTTATAGGTTCAGTTTCTTCTGTGAATGTAGGTGCAGTCATATCTTTCAAGGTTAATAAAAGAGGTTTATTATCTTGTGATCTAGTTTGTGGAATTTGAACATCATTTTTCCATCCTGAAGGAAGATTATTAACGTGATATTGTAAATCACAATCCATAGCAGATTCCATAACAACCTTTTTAACTTTTGCTATTTTTATTGCTTTCTCTTCAACAAAAGTTCTATAAATATATTCATCTAATGTTTCTTGTGTAGAATCTTCATATCTACATACATGTAAATAAACAGTACAGTTCTGTTGTTCAAATGGTAATAAAGAATGAGAACATGTTCTTAAACCTCTACCTAAAACTTGTTCAATTCTACTCATATTAAACCATGGATCTAAAACATGTATTTGTCTAACAAATCTAAAATCTACACCTTCTGATACTTTAGGTGATGCAACAATAATTCTTATATCTGAACCATCTGAATTTTCAGGTCTTTTTAATCTTATTATTGCTTTCTTAATATCTGAATCTGATGTAGCAGATGTAAATAAAACATATTTTCCTTTAGAACCTTTTTTAATTTCACCTGATGTATTTCCAAGTAATTGATTACCTAAAGCAGATTCATATCCATGTTCTTCTAAACACATACTAAATAATCTTGCTCCTGATTCTACAATATTTGAATATACAAATACTACTCCTTGACTTGAATCTAATATATCCATAATTAATCCAAATTTTGAACTATATTTCTTAATTTCTGATGGCGCAAGAAATTTCACATCTTCATTTTTATATGTATAAGATTCACCACCTAAACTAAATGTTTCTTTAAATGTTTTATTTTCAGGATACACACATATTAATTCAGATTGTGTTGCTGCTTTAACTCTTAAAGGTCTTATAGCTTCTTCTTGTAATGATGATACAATAGATTTAGTTAATATTAAATGTTTCAATGGTGTTTTAATTTCTTCTTCATATATATCTTCAGTTCTATCGTTTTCTGCAAGAACATTATCTGGTGGAGGTAATCTAAATGGAAATGTAAACGGATTTTCCCCTTTAACAAATGATACATATTCTTGACACCATCCTCTAAATTCTGATTCTTTACCTTCTTTAAATTCACCTTCAGGTGTAAAAATATCACTCGGTTTTATACTTTCTCTTAAATCCATCTTTCTTTCATTCCATAAAAACAGATTAAAGTAATATAGTAATTCATCATATCTATCGTACATAGGTGTAGCAGTTAATAATACTAGTGTAAGACCATTAGCAGTTTTCAATATTTGTTCTAATGCAATCGCAGATAATTTTACGGATTCATCTTCTGATGATTCTCTTAAATTATGTGCTTCATCAACAATTAATAATCTATTATCAAAAGTTTTATGTATCCATGCTTCCATTTCACGAGTAGATTTAACTACTAATTTCTGACGATCTATATTATTAGAAAATTCTGTATATCCTTGAAATTCATAAAATTCTCCTATTAATTTTGATGCTTGTTTCATAACTTTTTCTTGTGAACCTTTATCTGTATAACGTAAAGGTTCAGATTGCGATCTTTGTAACATTTCTAAATATCTACGACCAGTACATTGTTTTGATAATAATAATCCATCTGCATCTAAAGTAACTCTTGATATATCAAATATCTGTGTCTTAAAATTTTCTTGAATTGATGGATTTGCTAAAACTAATACTCTCTTATCTTGAAATTCAGGTCGTATAATATATTCTTCTGCTATTTGAATAGCTGTACATGTCTTACCTACACCTGTACCATGAACTAATATTACACCTCGTGTATTTGATTCTGGACTCATAACTCTTCTTAAAAATCTTTGATTTGATTGTAATTTAAAATCGCGTGATGATGATGTAGAACACTGTTCTTCTCTTAATTTTTTCAAAGCACTTAAACTTGGCGGTGGAAGTTCTTGTGCTCTTGTTTCTTCTAATTCTTCATATGTCGTATTCGGCATCCTCTATTACTTTTAAAACGGAATCAATTTATAAGTAATTTACTTTTCAGTATGGAACTCAATAAAGCGAATGTTCACATTCTTCTTATGCGTAATTGGTTTGTTGATGATGATGATATTCTTGATTTACTTAATTGGTTAGATCAAGATGTTTATGATTATGTTTATGAAAATCGTTCAAAATATTCTTCAAAAGTTTGGTATTATATTGAACCTTCAGATTTTAAAATTCCTACAAAATTTAAACTTAAAGAATTAACTGATTTTGATTTATTTAAAGAAGAAAAAGAAAGAAATGAATATAAAGAAAAATTATGGCGAAAATATGTAAGTGAAAAAAATATTATACGTCCTCCTAATGAAAAAGATTTTAATCATGAATTAAAACAAAAAGAAATTATTCTAAAACAAACAGAATTACAAAAAGTAAAATCTGAATATTGTAATCCACGTAATCGCGAAAAAAGAGATAAAGAAATTGAAAAAATAGAAGATAAAATTATCGATTTAAAAAACGAACTTAAATCTCTCTTCTCTGAAATTAAAGTAGAAGATGAAAACTATCTCAAATCCCTCAAAAATAAATGGCTCACTTCACAAGAGGTGTAATCAATGTAATAAAAGAAAACATATTCTTATTAGATGTCCTTGTGATCGTGAATTCTGTTTAGATTGTAGATTTCCTGATACACATTTATGTTTATTCAACTTTAGAGCTAATACAGAAGAATCTCTAAAGAAAAGTAATCCAAAAATTACAGGTGAAAAAGTTCATAATAAACTTTAATTCGTTAAAATAAATATGGGTGGTGGATTATTTGGAACTCCTTTATATTTGAACTTTAAATGTATAGCATTTTCTGCTTTTGTTATTGGAGTTTTTTGGTTACCTAGACCTAAATTTATTCAACATAAATGGATTGCTTCTTTTTTTCTTGCTATGGCTGCATATGTTATGATGGCTTGGTATGATCTTCTTTATGATTGTAATGATAAATTAGGCCCTACACTTTTAGGTGGTTTATTTGGATGGGCAAAACCTTATGGCGGTGTTCCTCCAGGAACGGACCCACTACCTATAAAATACAAAAAAATAGTTGCGGCATTTGACTTTTTTGTTTTGTTAATTATTATTGTTGCCTTTATTTATCCTTTTTATGTAAAATAGCCTGTCCATACATTTCATAATAGTCTTTTCTTACTCTACAATGTTTATAGCATATCTCTTCAACAAAATATACAGTTCCAAATAGAACAATTGTACTTAACGCTAGTACAGTATAGTACATTTTCTTTCTCTTTTTAATGGAATTTAAATTCCATTTTACTCCGAATCAGAATCAGGAGGAGATGGAGGAAGCAGAGGAATACGAATCCTGTATTGAGGAGCAGGTATATCCGTAGATTTCTCTTTCTCTTCTAATTGAAGAGTTACATGAAGTAGTGGACTTAAAGGTTTGCCCATATGCTCAAATCGTGTTCTCTTCAAAGGAGGAGGATTACCATCATCATCACTACCCTCATTCAAATGAATTGAACGTTTGAGTGTAGTTGGTTTGTTGAAAGGCAAAGTCTCTTCCTTAGTCTTCTTCATAAAATTTGTCATTGTTTGTGATACAATGTAATATAGAAAGTTGAAGAGAAATACTATTCCAAACATGCGCAAAATCACAATCTCCATAGGTGGAGGTAAATGGTCAAGAGAAATCCCTGACTTGATTGCATCATTACGCACATTATCCATCTGATCAAGAAGGTTCATTTTTTGCTCGTTATTAAACTTCTCAATCATGTTCATCTGTTGCGCCTAATGTAAAAAGTTATATAACAAATTAATCCGTTTTTCAAGTTAATAAATATCTTGTATTTTTATCAGAAGATAAAATAGAAGTATTGATGGTATAAATATTATGAAGAGCAAAATTAGAGGAACCATTAGAAATAAGCCTAAGAATCTTCTATCTTCTGAATCCATACTAAAAAACAAATTAAAAATAAAAATTTAATTCATTTTTAAACAAAAAATTTGCGGGGGATGGGATCGAACCATCGGTCTTCCGGTCACTTTGATTATATGAGCCGAACGCATTAACCTCTATGCTACCCCGCAGTAGTCTAAAACTAAATTTAGAAACTATGAATCCGTTTTTCACCATCAATAAACTTTTAAGTTTTTCAATAATGATGAAATTTCGTGTTCTTTATAAAATTCTAATGAATAATCAGTAAGAAATAATAATGAACGATTTAGTTTAATATAATCATATAAACCAAACCATCCATGCTTTTCAAAATCAACCATTAATCTTTTTATTAATTTTTCTAATAAAGATGCTGTTTTTCTAAATTCAATATTTGTGATTTCTATATCAATATTATTAAAATTATGAAATACTAATCTATATCTCTGTAGAATAGTATATTGATCTCTATACCATTCTACAGATTTTTCATTATATCCTAAATCTTCAACTTCTTTAATTGTTTTATTAACAAGTCTGTAGATTGATTGTTTCTTCTCCATCTTAAATAAAAAAAATTACGGTACAAATTAAATCCATTTTTAAACAAAAAAAGGTTTTTTTATTTTCTTTTAGTTTTTATCCCCCATATTTTTAGTATTTACTCCTCATCCTCCGGATTCAGACACTTCTTTGCCGGCCCATCGATAAGTTGAGTGATGCTTTCCTCACGCTGACGAAGGGCGTTCACAAGTTGAAGAATCGTATCTGCCTCCTCAGCCATCTTTTCGCTCTCCCTCATTGATGACTCCTCCACAGGAACCTCCACAGGAACCTCAGCAGGAACAGCAGGAGTCCCCAGCACAAATGGACTTGGTTCAGGCATCGCCTCCTTGGAAACGAGTTGCTTCTTCAGGTCCATGTTTGCGACGATGAGTTCGTCACGCTCCTTGAAGACGCGGACGTATGCCGACTGGTGAACGTCCTTCTCCTTGCGCACAAGTTCAAGCTGTTCGCACACCGTCTTGTACATCGGGGTCCACTTTTCCTCAGCAGTCGCATAGCCATCGTCATAGGCAAGGGCCGCCTCGCGGGGTCGTTCGATTTTTCTGCGAAGCTTTAGCTCCTCGTGTTTCAAGTTTAAGGCCTCCAATTGCTTTGCGCACGCCTCCTTCACCGCAAGAAGCTCAGCCTTCAACTCCTTGATCTCAGCCGAGTCTGCTTCGCAAGATTCGTCCTGGTCCAAAACTGCCTCGTTGCATTTCTTCTCCCAGTCAGCAGCAAGCGCCTTTGCCTGAGCAACCTCGTCCCTCAGACCCAACACCTCCTTGTAGAACTTGTCGCAGTCATCCAATCCGGTGCGACCAATGTTCTTCCAAGTGAACAGGTCCTTCTTCAGCTGAAGGTTCTCTGCCGCAAGGACTTCACCTTTCTCCTGCACAATCTTGCCAGTCAGGACGCAGGACTCAACGATCCCTACCAACTTAGCATTCTGGCGTTTCTCCTCGCACAGTGCAGTCCTCAGCTCATCGATCTCCTCTCCAAAGGCCATCGATGTCGCCACACTCATCTCAGGACCCTTGGCCCTCTGCCTTGCCTGGAACTCGCGGAAAGCCTTGTTGTCGGCAATCAGCTCTTTGATGCTCCCTGCAAGCAAGAAACTCTCCTTGTGGTTTGCCGTCAGAAACGCGTTATGCAGAATGTCCAACAACTCTTCTGCACGCTCCCTCGTCATGGAGAAACCCACGCCCTCCTCAAAATCCGTCCGACACTCGTCGGAGAGAAGCTTGAATGTAACAATGCTCTTGTGTTGCTTGCTCATCTTAAGTGCTTGTTCCTTCTTTGTGCGCCCTATCATCTAAAAATATGGAACTAATAAATCCGTTTTTCATTATTGAGTCTTGATATATACTTCAATATGAACTAAAATATAACTTCTTATTTGATGTGCTTTAGTTGCAAGTCTATTTGGTAAATTATTAATTCTATTAAAATTATAATTTGAAGGAAGTTTTAGAAATATATGTGAAGGTTTGTTTTTTCTTAAAAGGATTTCTTCTAACCAAATATCTAATCGTTTATCTGATATATAAATATCTATTTTTTCTTTCTGTTTATAATCAGGTCCTCCCCATGGTGGATCAATATATATAATATTTGAATACCATTTAAAGAAAGTTATTGCATCTTCATTATAAATTTCAACATTTTTCAAATTATAAACTTCAATGTTATTTTTCAATGCTTCAAAATTATCTTTGTTCTTTTCAATACTAAAAACTTGTTGAAAATGCAAAGCAAAATTTATTGTATCACCACCACAACATCCTGTTAAATCTGTAATACGCTTTATATTCAAATCTTTTATTGCTGATTTTATAATATTAATTATTCTTTCTGCATCTCTTCGTTTAGTTATACTAAATTTACCTTCTTCAGTAATTTTTAATTTTGAATAATCTATACCTTCTTTTAAAGGGAATAGATCTTCCATTATTATTAAATTATAATAAGTATGTTTAATCCGTTTATAACCAACCACATCGAATACGAGTTAAGAAAATATATGTTCTATTAAATACCTTTTGCATTTCAGGAAATGATTCACTCATCATTAATAAATGTTTTAAAACTCGAGATTTAGCAGAAAAGAAAATTGGATATGTAGGATCTAAATCTAATAAATATCCTTCTTTTGATCTTCCTTTACTTTTAGATTTATTACGAGTTACAAATTCAAGTGATTCTTTCTTTGCTTTTTCAATAACCCATCTTGCACTTGTAGGTTTTCCAGGAATAAATAATACATTCTGTCCATTAATTAAATATTTCAAAATTGTTGGTATATATAATCTTGAATCTTCAACTTTAACTAAAGAAGGTGTTCCAAACTGATGAGGACTTACAACTATTGTTGAATCAGTATTTGTTAAACTTATTCCTTGAAGTAACTTTAAATTTTGATTTGCTTGTTTATTGAAAGGTCCATATTTATCCGTAAATTTATATAAATCTACCACACCATGCTCTTCTAAGAAATCAAAATATGGTCTGAATGGTCCAATTTGTTTTTTATCATCAAAAAATACAAATTCATATATTTCATCCCAATCACAATTAATTAAATTATCTACTGCTTTAACATATCCTTTGGGATATCTATTTGTTGCTGCACCTTCTGATGCAGCTCTATCTTCTCCTGTTAAACATTCAGGATGTGAAATTGCTATTTTATTCTTTTTATAATCAGTTCCTTTATCTAAATAATCATCCCATTCCATATCTAACCATAAATATTCTAAAGGTAATTGAACTGTTGTTAATGGTAAAAGAAGTTTATTCTTCATTATAGCCATTGATAAAATACGATCATCTGCTTTTCCTGGATATTTTGCTGTTTCCTTCTTCCAAAATTCTAAAAGACTTCTTCCATGCGGAGTATCTCCAAAAAACATAGTTCCACCAGACATTTCAAATACATAAGGATCAAAACAAAACTTACCTGATTTCTTCCAATTACTTGATCTAGGATCTGTATTCCATCCACGAGCCATATAATCAATATCTTCCATATCACATATTCCAGGATACAGTTTAATTAACATATCTCCATCGATATACAAAACTCCTCTTGGGGAACAAGCCTTTAAAGCTAAATCTATAAAATATGGTTTGAAGTTAATTGCATGTTGATATCCACCTTTTACAGCAAATTCAGCATACTCTTCTGCTAAAAAATTACAATTATGTTTCTTACATGCTCCTTCCCATCTTTCAATCATTTTTTCAAACGGTATAGGTGGACGAGTTAGTGCTTGTCCTGGTTTCAATTCTTCAGGGCATGGACGTTGCATATTTTTATTTAAATTTCCTCTACCCCACCAATATGTTACTACTACGAACTTACTATTCTCATTAATTATATTTGGTTTTAAATCATGCGCCATTGCTCTACTAAAAAAATCATCTGATGATTCTGTAGACGTCATATTATATTAAAAATGGATTTAAATTGTTCAACTTTATGTAAGTTATCATGGCGACAAAACGTACTCGTGAAGATGACGATGAAATGGAAGTAGAACAACCTCAAGCAAAGAAACAAAATAATACTGATACTGAACTTGAAGAACTTTATGAAAGGATAGGTAAACTTCTTCTTCTTGATGAATCTGAAATTAAATATGAACCTGAACCTGAATCAGAATCAGAAGAAGAATCACAAAAAGAAGAATATGGTCCTTTAGATCATTGTATGTTTTGTGAAAACTATGTTGAGAATGCTCTGTTTACTTGTAACTTTTGTATAGGGTATGCTACTCGTTGAATTATGAAAAACGGATTTCTTAATTTCAAAACAATAAATGTTGGGGCGTGATGGAATTGCCCCTTGGATGCACCTGCTGAATCTGCCTTATTACTTTGGCCGTTCATTATTTTAAGGAGGGTGCAACAGTCGTGTGCGAGGTGGGGCACTAGACACATAGAGGATCGGATGGTTACATGGGTCGGGGGGTGGTGAAGTCATAGCCTACCTTGATACAGTTTGATCATTGCCGGTCGACAGCCGCGGACGTGCATTTGTGCTGTTAGTGAAAGGTATTCCTACTGGGATCAAATACACATATAGCAACTCACAATATGCTCCAGAGGGCATGGGGCCAAGGAGCGGTGTGCATGACGAGTGGGTGCGAGGTAGGGGCACTCTTATAAAATCCTATGACTGCATTATACCAGTTACAGGTCAATCTCGTGTTGTAGTGAGGTTGTTAATAAGGGTGATTTGTATCGCCCAGGATAGGACGAAGCGTGTAATTTTGGTTGGCTTCGACTCTACATCGCGCGAAATGATAAGGGGCGATGTATGTAATGGGAGTGCTCCATAGACTTTGATTGCATCCACAACTTCTGGAATGTAGAAAAGCAAACGGACACATCAATAGTAACCACCCCCTGCTACAAAGAGAGAGGGTGCGTCTGTTACGATTCTGAAAGATCGGTGGGAAATCTCCTGTCGCGGACGAAGCCAGGTTAATGGGATGCTCTTAAAGAAGGGATCCCTCCAATGGACACAGAGGCAGAAAGCTGCTTGTGGGATTGGGCTTGATGGACAAATGATAGGACCCCGCTTGGTTATAGGAATAGGTAGGGTGTGACGTAAGAGAGTGCGAAATGGTTGGGGCACTCTTAAAAGCCTCCAGAAATGGGGGTCAGTTTCTAGCGTGAGACTGGGAAGAAGAACTTTTTCCTTTGTGTGACCTAACCCCCAAACCATGAAAAACGGATTCTTTGATTCCAATAAAACAAATGGTAGGAACCTCCTAGCAGGGACCTAGGACGACATTATTACGGACCCCAGCTGTTTGACGACAAGGGTTTTGGGCGATGTC